TATAACAATGGTAATCTTATTATTGCTGAAAGTAAACAAACTATCCAATCTGAAGTAGAAGCTACTCTGCAACATGCTAATTATGTCGTAGAACATATTGAAGATTATAAAAATCAAATAACTAAATGTGAAGAAGTTCTTAAAGAACTCAATCCTCAATTTGCTAAAGATAAAGCACGTGACGAAAGAATAGCAGGTATCGAAACTGAAGTTGCTGGAATGAAAGGCGACATTGCTAAAATTCTAGCTGCTGTAACTAAAAATTAAAATTATGATAATCATGGTACAACGTAATATGAATAAGTCTGAGATTAAAGAAAAGATTAGACGTATGAAGATGGAAATTCAAGAACTCGAAGAGTGTCTTGATAAGTACGAAGAAAGGGATAATCGTTATGACGATGACCCTCAGTATAGAAGTCGTAATCCTTATGACGACGAAGAACGTTATCACGAAAGAGAAGAATATGGGCGTCGTGAGCGTGGTCGTTATGGACGTTATTAATATGAAATCCGCCCCGTAGAAGAGTGTAGTGGTAAGTCTTCTCTAACCATCCCTTCTACGGGGCGTTTATAATAACTAAGCTTATGTATAAAGAAAGTTTTGATGTTTATGATGAACTTCCTGAAGATATGGTTGTTTATCTTCGTTATAATGGTAGACATTTTAATCGTAAACTAGTTGAGTTTGCAACTAGCAAAATGACTACTAGAGATAGTAACGGAACAGAAATAGCTCTTGAACCTATAACAAGAGAACAGTTAGATAACATGATGAAACAATCAAATATTCATTTAACTAATAATGATAATCCTTATGATGCAGTATTTGTAGCTAATATGTGTAAAGCTGATTACTTAGGTAGTAGTGTTCCTGATGGATTGCATTTGTGTCTATATGTAAAAGATGTAATAGATGATGTTGATGGTTATGACGGAATAGCTTTTAATCGTTGCTATGCAGACATGTGTCGTAAAGGTATTCAAGTTGATTGGTATAATTGTCGATAACATTAATAATTTGAAGCAGCTAGTATTAATATAAATATTGCCTGCTTTATTTGTGTTAATTAATATATAGTTACTGCTGATATTGATAATAAAAAAGTATATTTGCAGCAATTAAAGATAATGATAATGGAGATGATAAATCAAATAATACAACAAGTAATAAATAGTTTTGATTTTACTTATTGTATAGTAGTTAATGTTTTAACTTATTTACTAGTTGCTATACTTATTTATCTTTGTCGTGGTAATGTAACTAGAACAATTAAAAAACTTACATTGCTTTTTAGTATAGTAATTGTTAGTGCCATATATTATGCTATTGGCGTTGATGTAAAACTTATTGTAAATAGTTCTATACTTGCTCCTGTAAGTTGGACTTGGATTATTAAACCAATCTTATCTAAGTTTGGTTATGATTATAAGGATATTGATAATAAAATAAATTGATATGGATAAGGTAAAAATAAATAAAGCTATTGATGCTTTAGGTCTTTCTGTTGATAATAAGAATACTCTTAAAGAAGCTCTTAATCATGAAGGTGGAGACGATATAACTGCAATAGAAAATAAAGTTGATGCTATCAATAAAGAGCTTAATACTGCAAAATCTGATATTAGTAATTTGGGAGTTAAAGTTAATGACTTCATTAATGCTAATGAAATTATTGAACTTGTCGTAGGTGTCGACGAAGAAACTAAAGCTGCTAATATTGCTAAACTTGGTGACACTCAACATACATTTTTTACCAGTATTAATCATACTTATGGTACAGCAAGTTGGCTTCCTACTGATGGAGGTAATGCTTTTATTATAACAAATGAAGGTAGTGCAGTAACTTATAAAATTAGTAACGATGGTGGTGTTACTAAAGTTAGCGAGTTTACATTAGCTAAACCTACAGAGTATATTTTACCTGCTGCTACTAAGACAACTCTTGGTGGAGTTAAAGCTATTCCAAACATAGTAAATGTTGATGCTGAAACTGCAACTATTGCAAGTCTTGCTGGTGTTGTCAACACTCTACTTAATCAACTTAGAGCTGCTGGTATTATTCAATTATAAATACCCCTTGCTTCTTGCGATGCTAGATGTGTGTCCGTGACCCTCAAGGCTAGAGATTAGTCTTGGGGGTTTTACGTATGGTGCAGACGTTAAAATTTTATTTAAGATTTTTATTTCTTTGAAATTTACGTTCTAAGCGACTTTTAGTTAGTTTATGATTAACTAATAACGGACGTATATCAAGTATACTCAGAAGCTAAATAAAGTGGGTATATGGCAATGTTCATATCAAAGTTTGATAAGCTAAAATACAAATAAAGGAGGAGGCATATATAACTAAATTATTAATCTGATTGATGTTTAAGTTACTAAAGTATTTTGACATGAAAGTCCTCCTCCTTTTACTAATATAATTAATAATAATATGAGTAAAATTCCTGCTATTAATGAGATAGACGCAAATAGTCCTTCTCAAGAGTCTACAGAAGTTGTAGTTAAAGCTACTACAGTAACTCCTGATATTAATGAAATCCAGGAAACTATTAGTGCTTCTGCAACTATTCAAGAGATTGATGGTACTCGTAAACCTACAATTAGTGAGATTTATAAGATTGTTAACGATGGACTATTTGAATCTACAACTAATTGGTGGGATTACGCATATAAACTTTCTCAAGCTCAAATCAATCAAGATATTATTTCTCGTCTTGATAATGGTGTTATTGGCGGTGGTTATAGTAAAGGTGTTGATATTATAACTACTACTAGTAATAAAGTTCCTAGTAATACTAACGTTTATTCTGCATTAAAGAGTGATTCTCTTTATCCTAAGAAATTAAACGATGAAGTTATTAATGGAATATATGATTTTCTTAATGGACTAACTATCGGTAAACCTACTGCTTATACAGGAGGTACTTGGTCTGTAGACCAAATAGGTAGAACACATCTTACTACAGATTATCTTTATGTTCGTCTTAAAGGTATATTTGAAACTCTTCAAATACTTAATGTTGATACTATTGGTGGTAAGTTAGTTATTTCTCCTGCCGGTAGTATTAGAGTTGCTTATGTAGATAGAATTAAAATTGATGCTCCTGTATTTATTCATAATGAAGAAACTGATGTTTGGAGTATTTCTCAAGTAGAAGATGCTGAAGGTAATCTTGTAAATGAAACTCTTAATCAAGAAGTTTATCGTTGTTATTTTCTTGGTGAACAAGATGGCGAAGAAGTAGAAAATAAATGGAAAGTTGGTGACCAAGCTCAAGCTAAAACTTTCAATGTTAAGAAAGGTACTTATCATAAAGTAGAAAATAGTTATCTTTGGAGACTTGTAGTTAATGTTAGTTCTGATACTGTAGATATTGATGGTAAGAAATATCATTATGTTGATTTAAGTCAAATTGATTTTGACTCTGGTTCTGATGCTCCTGCTCCAGGAGATATTCTTAATCAATTAGGTCATAGACTAAATAATGCTCAACGTCAAACAGCTTTAGTTCTTAACGCTGTTGATAATTACGCTCCTAGTATTACTCTTTATGCTGGAGTAAATTATTATACTTTTCTTAATAAAGAGTATGTAGAATTTGGTGTTTATAATGGTAAAGCTTTCTTCAATGTATATGGTGATATGTATATTGGAGATAAAGGTACTAATCCTAAAACTTATATTAAATATAAGAATGGTAAGATTAATATTAAAGCTAATCTTGAAATAGGTTCTAGTATTGGAAATAAAGACCTTGACCAATATATTAAAGAAAATGGTGGAGTTGATGAAGATACTATAAATAATCTTATTAATAATGCTCAAGTAATTAAAGACCTTCAAAAGCAAACCGATGGTGCTATTGAAACTTGGTTTTATGAAGGTGTACCTACTCCTAATAATTATCCTTCTACAGATAAAGAAAATAAAGGAGATGTTCTTACTTATAATATTCCTGGTATAGATTGGTATAATGAAGATATAAATAATTATAATGCTATTAAAGATAGTGACAAGTATACAGAAGCAGAAAAAGAAGCAATTAAGGTTAAAGCTCGTGAACGACATATTGGTGACCTTTACTACGACCAAAAGACTGGTTATGCTTATCGTTTTACTAGATATGATGATGATATAAAACCTTATCGTTGGAATGTAATTAGTGATAGTGAACTTACTAAAATACTTGAAGCTGCTAATAGAGCTCAAGCTACAGCTGATGGTAAGATGAAAGTATTCTATGGTGAGATTAAACCTACTAATTATCAAGCTGGTGATATGTGGGTTAATGCTACTCTTGAAGGAAAGTTTAATAATGATATAGCTAGAGCTGTTGCAAAGAGTGAATCATTTAATGCTGATGATTGGGTTTTAGCTTCTCGTTATTCTGAAGCTATTGCTACTATTCAAAAGTGGACTAATGAATACGAAACTAAGTTTGGTAATCTTGCTAATGAAGTTAAGCATCAAAAAGACCAAAGTATTATTGTTTGGTATCTAGAATATGAACCTACTCTTAATAATCTTCCTGCTTCTGGTTGGACAAAAGATGAAATGTCAGAACATATTGGTGATATAGTTTATGATATTAAAAATAATCATTCTTATCGTTGGACTGGTAGTGCTTGGGTACAAATAAAAGATGCTGACTTTAATGAAGCTATGAAAGCTGCTAAAGCTGCTGATGATAAAGCTGGAGCTGCTGGAGATTTAGCTGATAGTAAGCGTCGTATATTTTATTCTGATGTTACTCCTACTAAACCTTTTGATAAAGGAGATTTGTGGATTAAACAAGTTAAAGGTAAAACTGAAACTTGGGTTTATAATGGAACAGATTGGGTTAAATCTGATGATAAAGATTTAGCTGATTTTACTGAGACTGTAAATAAAGAACTCACCGGTATTAAAGGTCAGCTTGATGGTAAAGCTGAAACTTGGTATCAAAATACTGACCCTAGTACTGATTGGACAGATAAAGCTTCTCATGAAGGTGACATTTGGTATAATACTAGTAATGGTACTACTAATTATTGGAATGGTAGTACTTGGGAACAAATGGATATTCCTAAAGATGTATTTGATACTATAGATGGTAAGTCTTCTATATTTGTAGATTCTTATGTTGATGCTAAAGCTGGAACTGGTGTTATAAATAAAGGTTATAAAGAACGTGACCTTTGGATTCTTCCCGCTGATGCTACAGTTAATGGTGTCAAGTATTATAAAGGAGATATGCTTACTGCTATTTCTAAGAATACAAAGTTTGATGAAACTAACTGGGAGAAGAAAGTTCGTTACGTTGGTCCAACTGAATTAAATAAAGCTATTGATATAGTAAATGATAAGATTAATACTATTAATAATACAACAATTCCTGGTATTAATAATAAGTTTAATGAGTTTGTTAAAGATGGAGTACTTGATTCTTCTGAGAAAGCTAGACTTACTGACTTGTTAAATCAAGCTAGTAATGAAGTTGCTGCTGTTGTAGACCAAGTTAATAATATTACTACATCTAAATATCTTACTAATGATAATGCTAATAAAGGTAAGTTGGAAGAAGCCAATACTGCTATGAATACAGCTTGGAAAGCATATAACACTCTTATTAAAAAGCTTGTTGATGTTAATACTAAAATAACTAAAGTAAACATAGGCGAAGCTAATAACAATTATAATACTCTTCAAACTAAAATCAAAGAAGTTAAACAATATCTTGCTATTTGTCAAGCTGATATACTTAGTGGTATGGGTACTGATATTACTTCGTACAAATATCTTAAAGATGCTCTTAATCAAACAACAGAAATTAATGGAGGTTTAGTTCTTACTAGCGCAATTCAATTTAAAGATGTTGATAAAAAAGTTACAGCTGGTATGAATGGTATTGTAAAAGGAGATAAATCTTCTATAGCTGCTTGGTATGGTGGTCCTATGGTTGACCGTGATACTTTTACTAAAGAACAACTTGAAACTAAAGTTGCTGGTACTGATTATGCTATGAGTCTTCTTCGTCATGATGGTACAGGTTATTTAGCTGGAGGAAATATTCATTGGGACGCTAAAGGTGTACTTACTGGAAACTTTAATAGTTTTATTCTTCAAACTGTCAATATAGCAGCAATGTTCTTCTATATTAGATTGTTCTATTTACATAGTCATATTCAAGATACTACAACGTTTGAAAATATAGATTATATTACTCCAATGAAACCTTTTAGTAGACTTAGTATTCAGTCTTTAGGTGGTACTGAAGCTGGTAATAGTCTTCCTACTGGTTTATTTATTGGAGATAGTAAAACTGGTGGTTCTTTTCAAATCGGTAATGTAATTCTTAGAACAAAAAGTGGAGACCCTAATATACTTGAAATAGTTAGTGCTGATAGTAAGAAAAAAGCTCATCTTGGAGTACAAGGTGGTGTTAGTGCTTACGGAACATACACGCCTTCTACGGTGGGTGGAGGTGGACTAAATGGAATTATAGTTCCTTATAGTACTGCTATTACTTCTGACCCTCAAAACGAAGAAAGTAAAATAGCTAGTGCTAGTTCTATTTATAAACTTCATAGTAGAATATCTGCTATTGAAAATAATGGTGATACTAGTATAACTGTAAGTGGAACTGGTAATGCTATTACTAGTGTTAGTAAAAATGGAACTAGTATTACATTTACTAAAGGTGCAACGTTCCTTACTTCTCATCAAAGTTTAGCAAACTATGTTACTATTAATGATAGTAGACTTAGTGATAGTCGTTATCCTAAATTTGCTAATAATACTTGGTATTTAGTAGGAGACGATGCTTATATTGGCGACCATAATTTAGGTGGAAGGTTTTGCATTAAATCTGCTAATAAAGATTATATAAGTGGTATAGCAATCTATAATAAAGCTGAAAGTAGTGTTGCTAATATATGGTATGATAATGCAAATATAAACCTTGATAAACAACTTGTTATGAATAACAATCGTATTTGGATTCAAGGTGTCGGTACTGCTGGAGGTAATAATAATAGACTTACTCTTGTAGCAGGTATGCCTAGCGGATTAACACATAATACTTCACGCCGTGGAACGATTCTTTATTCTAACGGTATAGCATTTGCTGACCCATATAATGGTAATTCAAATAATGCTAGTGGATGGATTAGACATTTAGAAACTTCTGCTAATAGTGGAACTTTAGAAATAGCGGTAGGTGATGATGCTTCAGATGAGCAAATTCATTTTAGATGGTATAATACAAATTCTAGTGCAGAAACTATAGCACACGATATAACTGTTCCTAAAGCTACAGGTACTTTAGCTTTAACTAGTCAAATACCTACTACTCTTCCTGCAAATGGAGGTAATGCTGATACTGTAGATGATGTTCATGTTACTTGGGCAGGTGAACTAACTTCTACTTCACATTTAGTTGCTTGGGAATCAAATGGTTCAGCTCTTAGAGACATAAACCCTGCTAATGTTACTGTAGGTAATGCTGCTTCTGCAACCAAGCTTCAAACTCCTAGAAGTATTTGGGGTCAAAGTTTTGATGGAACTGGTAATGTTAATGGAACAATATACATAAATAATAATGACTCTAGTAACGGAGCTATACGATTAAATAATGATATAAGTTCTAATGCTCGTATATCAGCTATAAAAGACCAAGTAGTATTTAATACTGGTGCTGCTATTCGTTTTGGAGCAACCGACTGGGATTATAGTGATTGGGCTGGTCTTAAATATGATACTGTTGCTAATGCTATATATTTAGGTATAGCTAATGGAACTGTATTTAATTATGATTCTAATAAAAGAAGTAATGGTACACTTAAATTTCCAGGTATTACAACCATAACTCCTGATAGTGGAGCTAGAATTGGAGGTAGTGGTGGTGATTTATATTTAGGTAATGCTAATAATAGTAATATGGTGAAAGTTCAAGATATATGTAGTCAAAATGGTTCTACTTATTGGTATATATATCAAAGCGGTATTGCTCATTTTAGTAACATTAATGTTGCTGGTACTACTACTATCGGTGGTGATACTACTATCGGTGGTAATTGTCTTGCTAAAGGTGGAGTTACAGCTTATAAATCTTCTGACATCCGCTTGAAGCAGGATTTGCGGAAGCTGGACTACTTGGGTATCATCAAGGCAATGGGTGGCACGTTCGGCTTTGCTTGGAAGAAGGACAACACAAGGTCTATCGGTTGGATTGCCCAGCACGTCTTGTGCAACCCTCACTTAAAGGACATCGTGGAGACGGACGAGAAAGGCTACTACAAGATTAACTACTGGTCTCCGAAGCTGATTGCAACGGCATTCGGTGCTATCGAGCAGGTGGGCGATGAGGTCAGCAGGTTGAAGGCTCGGGTGGTCTTCCTCGAATCAGAGGTTCAGCGATTGAGCGGAGATAAGGAAGACTGCAACAAGAAGAGATTAGATAACAAGAATATTAATTCATTAAATTAGATTAGAAAATGGAGAATTTAAAGATTAACAAGAAAAGTGAACAGACAGCTGCCACTTATACCAAGGGCGGCTATCGAGTAGAAATCACCTACAATGTTGACAAGACGGGTGGCAACATTGAGAGCATCAATATGAGTATCTATGGTGACCCGAATGGTAATTATCTCGGCAATGCGAACGCAAGCTCCAACGGCAGCGAACTGACCTACAACATCAGCGGTGTTCCGCAGAGCAAGCTCAGTGAGGTATCAGCATTGATTAAGGAGGTCAATTCCGCTATCGCTGCTAATATGGCAAGCGAGGCAGCAGAGTAAGTATCGTGAGCATTAACGCAGGGTGGCTCTTATAGAGCTGCCTTGCCTAGTGTTCAATGTAACAGTAGAGCGAGTTGTTACTAAAGAAGTTGTAAAAGAATTAGAAACTAAAGTTGAATATTAAAAAAATAAAGATTATGTCTTACAATAGTGAAACCGGAATTATCAGTGCTCCTGTTAGCATTGATGATGTTAAACAAGCTCTTGGAGAGAGTAGCAATGACCTTGCCACTCTTTGCACTTACAAAGGCATCAACATGTGGGCGAAGTATAAGCCCGTTGACTCAGACAACGCTTTCCTTGATATCAATACTGGGTGGAAGGGTAAGAGGAATGACTGCAACATTAATTATCCTAAAGCAACAAATATCTATGATATAAAGGGCTATTATTCGCAAGCGAACAACGGCTTCACCTATAGGACGGCATCTGCACCTTACAGACTAGGAGATTTTCGCGGGTATAATCATAACGCAAGAAGTGAATACCTAGGAATTAGCACGACAAGTCCATCAATGGAAAATGAGGTAAGTATTGCAGCAGCATATAATGTGCAAAGTGTCAATTCTGACTGGATAAGCATGAAAGACTTGTTGAATGATGGTAATAACATAACCTATCACTTTGGTGTGTTGCTCTATAACAACAATGGCAACAAGCTACAGTATATGAGAACATCACATACAGACGTCGTTTATTTTACAAAGGTCAAAGCAGGCATATACACAGTCTATCCGTTTATGAGCAGCGTGGATTATTCAAGCAGTGATTTCCCTCAGTTACAAGTGGGTTCGTATATCCCTATACCAGTATTACAGCCAATCACTCTTGTGGTGAAAACCAAAACAGACATTAATGCTAGCAAGGTTACACTAAGTCAAAGTGATTTTGGAAGTGCAACGATTGAGAATGTTGATAAAGTGTCTCATGTTGTTTCATTGCAACTACGTTTTTCTTCGAGCAAGGAAACTAGCTCTATGATGTTTGGCGAAGCTGTTCTTATAAACAATATAAAACTGGCTAGCGGTGATAGTAAAACCGTTCTTTTCAAGAACAAAATGCTGAGTGGAAAAAGTTACGCATTATGGCTGTATGTGGACCGTACTTTGACTATTAATGAACCGGTATTTACCCAAGGAATTATTGTTTAAGAAAATAATATTTGATTTTCTTGCCAGTTTGGATATATTTCTTATCTTTGTAACGGAAATAGAAAGGTATTCTGTATAGCAAGTTAATTGGCGAAAATATTAAGTTTAAATATTTAAATAAAGAAACAATTATGAAGAAGATTAAGACAATCGAGGCTGTTGCAGCCTACTGAACATTGAAGGCATTGAAGACATCATCTATGAGCGATGATGCCACTATGTGAGTTTGGAAGAATCAGTACTTTTTAATCAGAAGCAGAAGACCGAAAAGTACTTCTCAGACCTTGCTAATGCCGAGGTAGAGGTTGCTTCTGTTAGTGCTGCCGTTAATGATTTCATTAAAGAACTAGAGAAAATACTACTCTTGTAAGTATTGCAAGTACTAGTGAAATCTAAGTGATTACTTTGCGAATATATTAAAATATATTATTATATATATAACGTAGTTATATAATAATATATTATTAATATATTTGCACTACAAATTAAACATTAAAATAATAAAGTTGTTATGATTAAAGTAAAACAAAGTAATGCTGTTAGTGCATACAATGTACTCAAACAAATTAAGACTAAAGAACTTCCTGTTGAAGTAGCTATTGCTATTTGGAAGAATGTAAAAGTATTAAAGCCTATTGCAACTTCTTATGAAGAAGCTATTAAAGATTCTAAAGAGTCTCTTAAAGGTAGTAATGATGAAGAGATGTCTAAACTTCTTGCTGAACTTCAAAAGAAAGAAACTGATGAAGCTGCCGGTAAATATACTTTTACTCGTACTGATAATGAGAATCGTGTTAAAGTAACTGAGTATTATTCTAATGCTCAAAATAAACTTAATGCTTTTATTAAAGAACTCAATGATAAAGAAGTAGAAGTAGAACATACTACTATTAAAGAGGATGATTTAATTAAAGCTCTTATTGGTACTGATTTTAATATTGGTGTTATTGAGCTTATTGATTTCTTATTTGAAGATGCTCCTAAAGCAGATGATAAAGAAGATAAGTAAAACATTAAACCCGCCCCGTAGAAGATGTAATTGGTAGAACTTCTACTAATCATACCTTTTACGGGGCGGCTTTCATATTAATAATTTAACTAATGCTGATATGAGTAGTTTATCTCAACTTACTAGTGAAATTTTACATGGAGTAGGTCAACCTAATAATCATACTCTACGTGAAAGAGTTCGTAATGCTATAATTCATACTCGTAATGAACTTATACGTAGAAGTTATGAAAACCACGCTTATGTTGATAAAATTCATACTCAACGTTTTAAAGTTTCACTTATTACAGTTAATGATGGTGATGTAGAACTACCTGAAGATTATGAAGGAGTTCCACTTGATAAAATTAAAAGAACTCTAGATAAAGTTCCAAGACCTATTAGACTTACTAATAATCTTCCTTTTGATAGAGTTAGTTCTGTAGGATATAAAACTAATAGAGAGTTTCCTTATATTAAAGAAACTACTGCTAGATTTAAAGGAAGTGTTCCTGGTCTTTGTGGTGCTATTAGTTATGACTATATTAATGAATATCTTTATTTATTTCCAGCTAGTAAAGATAGAATTGTTCCAGTAGATGCTATTGTTATAGAATCAGCTTTTGAACATCCTAATCAAATTCTAGATATTAATGGAGACCTTACTGTTGAGAATCATCTTTATGATGACAACGAGTGGTTACTTAGTGAAGATATGATTGGTCAAATTAAAGAAATAATATATAAAAGGGAACTATTAAACCAACATCAAGAAACAGATGAAGTTCCTAATGCTATAAAATATAATTAGTGTATGACTGCTGTAAGACTTAATCCAACAAATATGAGTAAGTATCATCAAGATATGAAAGATGCTTTTACTCTAGAACTTGAAAGAGCTAGACTTTCTTATGATGAACTAGCTAGTAACATAGTTGAAAAACGTTCTAAGATTATTCCTTATGTTGATAGTTTTGCTCTTCCTGTAATTGACTATCCAGAGTTTCAACAGAATAAGTATATAAATGGTCGTCTTGAAAATGCTGCAAAAGGTATGTATGAAGATAAACGTAATGACCTTGAACATAAACATCTATGTTTTAGACTTGTTGCTTATGCTGTTGATTTACGAAAGATTAGCGAATTAGAACAAAAGATTAAACTTTATGAGAAATGTATTGCTCTAAATTATGCTGAGTATAGAAATATAATTGGTATATTTTATAATAAAGTACATGATGTTCTTATTCTTAAAGCTCATGGTTATCGTCTTGAAGGTAAACTAGGTTATGTTTGCATTAATAGAGTTCTTAATACTGGTTGTAAGATTTGTGATTTTGTTGCAACTAATAAATACAAGAAAGAACTTGAAGCTAAAGGCATTAGAATTTGGAATAAAGAAGAAGCTGAATTTGCTAAAGCTAATGGCTTAGAATATGATGCAGTTGACCCTAGGATTTATAAATCTGATGAAAGTTGGTATGAACTTGCTCTTTGTAATTGTACTCTTCATAGAGCTTATGGTTATAAATTACGCATGATTGATTATCGTTCTGTAAAAGTCAGACAATATAATAATGAAGGTTTGATTAAACTTACTGGTGGTGATAAAGAAAAGATATGTCATTTACCTGTATCTCTAAAGATTAAACTAACTCTGTGTTTACAAGTAGATAAATTAATGTATACTAAATTTGTTAGAAATGAAAATCAAACAAAATGTGGATTTGAACCGCATCATTGGTAAAGTTGATAATGACTTTAATCTTAGCGAAAGTGATTGGATTCCTCGTGCTGCTGCTTGGATAATTGATGCACTTAGTCAAATGAAATGTCTTCCTATGGCTAAGAAAACTAGAAGACTTCAAATAGTTAATCGTATAGGTATATTTCCTTGTCAGTTAAATGCTACTGACATTAAAGTATTTGACGATTATGGTTGTGAAATAAAACAACTTGAAGCTAATAATAGTTGTTGTAATTCAGGATTTGGTTCTAAAACTAATGTAGAACCTAGTCCTGAAATTGCTGTTATAGATGATACCAATAAAACTGGTCGTAATTTTATGAGGGTTGCAACTATTAGAAGAGCTGATGATAGTCGTAACTTTGTAATAACTAATAATGGTCATATTGAACTTAACTTTGATACTGATTGGATAAATGTTCAAAGTTTTGAACCTATGACTTATCATGATGATTATTATGATTGTGAAGTTCCAATGGTTTATGATAATGGTATTCTATTAGAAGCTATAAGTTTTTATATTCTATATAAATATCTTAGTCGTGGTAGTCATCATCCAGTGTATGATTTAAAGAGTAGTAGTCCTGTTACTAATCCTTATATTCAATGGAAAGAATTAAAGAGTAAAGCTATTGCTTCTGTTCGTAATGATTTATATAATGCTGATGGTTGGAGAAACTTCTTCTACAACTCAACATTTGACCCAAGAAGATAACAATTATGAATATAGTAAAAGAACTCAATTTGAATAAAACTCCAAACGTTGTTCCTAATGGAAGTTTGGTGTTTGCTAAGAACATTAAAGTTAGTCCTGATAATTCGTATATTACAAATGAAGAAGGATTAACTTATGCTTTTAGTACTCCAGTTGAAGGTAAAATAGTAGGTATAATTCCTTGTATGAAAGAGATTGTAATACTTAGTTACCTTGAAGCTGATACCGGTGAACATAGTTCTCATATTTATCGTTGTGTAGAAAATGAAGTTACTGGTCTTCTAGACTTAAATGAAGTAGGTAATGCTTGGACTTATAGTGGTGGTAAAATTGTAGGTACTTATACTTATAACGTAAATGGTGAACTTATTATAGCTATTGGTGAATATGATATTGTTAAAGTTGAAGAAGTTGCTGGTAGAGATGACGATGTTATTAATCCTGGTGATGAAGACGATAATGACAATAAAGTAAACGTTCAAAAAATAACTAAAGAATATATTCCTTTAAAGACTATAAATCTAGATAGAGCTAATGCTAGTGATAATCCTGAAGTATATTCAGTTTGTGCTAACATTCCAATAGCTAATGTAAGTCTTGAAGAAAGAGTTCCTGGTAATAGTATGCCTAATGGTATATATCAATTCTTTATTCGTTATGAAATAGATAAAGATTATTATACTAATTGGATGCCTTTAGGTGGTTCTTATCATGCTCTTAATATAGAGAATAAAACTGTAATTAATCATATATATGATGTTAGTGGTGGTTCTAATTTAGCTTTAACTCGTTGTGTAGCTGCATACAACAATGATAATAAAAATTGTAACTATAATTTTAAGTTTCGTATAAAGTTTGATGATACTTATAATTATAAAGCTTATCAAATAGGTTATATACTTAAACATGAAGAAACTGCTCTAGCTCGTATTTGGCGTAAGTTTAATACTGATGTTCGTGACTTCATTTTTGATGCTGGTAATTTTGAAGAAACAACAATAGATGAATTAACTGCTAATAGTTTTAATTTATTTAATGTTGCTTCTCTTTGTAATTATGAGAATCGTCTTTATATTGCAAACTATGATGAGAGTGATTATAATGTAGACCTTACAAAATATGCTGAAGGTATTAGAGCAACCATGATTTATGAACCTTGTTCTGATTTAGATTCAGTTAAGATTGATACTATAAATTATGAGACTTATACATTTAATTGGTCAACTGGTGGTATAAGTGCTGCTATTGTTGAAATTAAAACACCTTCTAAAGATGTTATTGTAAATGTTAATGGTCAAAGTACAACTTATCATGCTGTAATTAATGCTAGAGACTATAATGAACTTAAAAGATATGTATGTTGGGTAGTATCAAATAGCGAGAATATTGCTGATTTTGATAATTGTGCTTTTGGTGGTTATAAAGGCAAGCATGTAATTCCATGTACTAATGTAGCTTTTGGTATTTATGGTGGAGACAATCCAACATTTGATATTATTACTGTTCCTGTTAAAGGTTATTCTGATAGACTATATAGTTATTTAGGTCAAGGCGGTGGAACAAGCCATAAACATACTGGTCTTAAAATTATAAAAAATTCTAAAGACCACTTATTTCGTTGTTATCATCCTGTAGCTTCATATCGTCCTAATAGATTTAGAATAAGTAAAGGTACAAGTACTAGAACTCATTCAAATACTATTATGGTAGATAATGCTATTAGAACTTTAATGCCTAATAGTGTATATAATTTCTTTATTCATTATGTTCGTAAAGATGGTAGTTATACTAATGGTTATCAATTAAAGAATGATGTTCGTCCTGATGCTATTCTTAATTCTGTAGGAATGACAGGTAGTAATAGTGTAGATGTTCAATTAAGTAAATTAACTATGTTAAGTGAAAGAACTAGTAGTATTAGTTCTGGTAAGGATAGAGATTTTACTAGTTTACTTTCTATTGATGCTCTTAAAGATAAGTATGCTTATGAAGTTGTTAGTACTGCTGTTTCTCCTAGTTATTCTGATGCTTTAATAGGTACTAGTTTTGGTTATTATAAGAATTATAATGGAGACCTTTTATTTAAAACTGGTTCTACTCATAATTTTAATAATACTAATGATAACGTACTTTATAGAATTAAAGTTGGTTTTACTAATATAAAAATACCTGATGGTTATATAGGTTTCTTCTTTAGTTACGAAAAGCCAGAAACTACAAATAGTTATCAAGCTTATTGTATTAAGAAAACAAACACTGGTGCATTGTTTAAAGCTAGTGAAGTAGAAACAGGTAAGATTAACTATAATGGTTCTATTTATATTCCTGAATATAAAATAACTAGTAATGGTTTTGAACTTCCTACTACTAATCCTGCTTATATAAATAATGCTGGTATTGTAACTAGTAATGCGGTAGATGATGACGATTTAACTAACACTGTAAATACTGCTGGTTCTGATGGTGGTATAGTTCTTTCTCTTAAAGACGGTACAGGTAAAGTTACTCCTGAAATAGGAGAAGTAGGAAATGTTATGATATTCAATCGTAACATATATTGTAAGAAAGATAAACAACTTATTAGTTTTGGTCCTATATGTTTTAAACATTTAGACATTGAAACTTATAGTTATGCTGATGTTAAAGACGATACTAAGTTCCCTAATAATTATGTTAATGATTATGATTTTAATTATCCTGCTTTTTATGTTAATGATAAAACTTTAGTATATGACCGTAAGGTATATATATCTGATACTGGTAAAGTATATGATATATCTGAAAGAAATGCTATTGCTAAAAATTGGACATCATTTACTGAAGCTTATGCTAGAATTGTCAATTATAGTAAGTTTAGTAGAGTTAATACAAATGCTATTTCAATAAAGAAAGAACCTGAGTATTTAGTAGGTGTTTTAGGTAGTGAAGAAGGTGCTAGTGGTACCCATCAACGTAGTGCAAATATTATTGTTAAGCCGTTAAATGCTACAGACCTTATAGAATTAAAAGATACGTATATAGAAAGTAATTATAAACTTTATACTAATTATAAAGATAATCTTAATTATGATTCTTATAAACGTGCTACTATTCGTCGTAGTGATGTAATTGGTGATGAAAGTCTTGCTAACTCATGGAGACACTTTAGAGCGAATAACTATAAAGTGCTTTCTAAGAACAAAGGCAACATTACAAATATCGTTGGCGTAGGCACTGCATTTTTCGTCCACACGGAGCATTCTTTATTTTACCTTAATAGAGATAACCTCCTCAAGACATCGGGCGATACAGCGCAATTAAAAATGCCAGATTTGTTTGAAGTAGAACCTATTGAACTATTTACTAGTAATCATGGTTATGGTGGACTTCAACATCCTCAAGCCTGGACTGTTAATAGTAATGGTTATTGGTTTGTAGATGCAGACAATAGAAGAATATATAACTTTGATAATAATCATCTTACTGATTTAACTAGTGATATTCTTAATTGGACGAATAATGTTCAAATAGCCGATGCTCACATGGTTACAGATTTTGCTAATGCTCGTGTAATTATGTGTCTTGCTTATTATAGTGAAGATGTTGGAGATAGAGAACATAATCAGCCTGCTTATATTACTTTATCATTTAATATGATTAGTAAGAAGTTTGTTAGTCTTCATGACTATAAATTTAACTTAGGTGTAAATACTAAAAATCATTGTTATTTTTATTATGCTGTAACAACTAGTTCTTTCCTTTATTGTTTCCATAAAAATACTCCTTTAGGATTCTATGGTAAAACTGGAGATTATGGTGGACTTGATGACCATGCTTATGGTTTCCCAGCTATGAGTACAAATCTTACTATAAAGAAAGAAGATGGTACTGAAGAAACTAGAACTGTTCATCCTGCTATATTTGATGTTATCGTAAATGAGAATTACGATATTCCTAAATGTATTAATTCTATTAGTTATATACTTAATAAAGAATACGCTTACTTTAGTAATCAAGTTACTAGAATGGCTGAACCACTTATGGGCAATGGAACTTATGGAGATATAGAACATTATAGTGGTGATAAACTTCGTATTTATACTGATAGTAATGATACAGGTGACTTAGATATTTCAGGACATAAAACTATTAATGATGATACTGTAACTAGAGATAAAACTCCAGATTACAAAGTTCCTTATTATGATAAAGGTATTTGGAACTTTAATTATATAAGGAATTATATTAGTAATAAACTTACTAAAGAAGAGATATGTAAACGTTATAACTTGGATATTAATAAACTTACTCCTACACAAGAAACTAAGATTCAAACTATGCTTAATAATCCAAGTGATGAACGTAATCTAGTTTATGGTCGTTATTTCGTTGTTAGATTTATCTTTAGAAATATAGATAATGTTCCTTTTAGATTTGAGGATTTAAATATTAATTATTCAAAGTATTAAATTATGACTGGAAAAATTAAAAGAAGAAGTCTTCGTTATGGTGGTAGACCTAAAGCTGACTTCGGTAGTATTTTTACTACATTTATTGCTCCTGCTTTAGGTGTCGCTGGTTCTGTAGCAGATTCTGCTATAAGTAAAGCTCAAGTTTCAAAGAGCAATACTAAACCAGCTGTTAAAGAGACTAATACAGAAGTTACTAATAATAATACTTCTGTCGAAAATCTTCCTACTACTCAAGTTCCTACTAAAAAATCAATTAGCGGACTTGTTACTAGTAATACTATTATTCCTCCTGACCCAACTAAAACTCCTGCTATGAAATTAGGTGGTAGAAAGAAATGTTGGATTGGTACAGCTATTATGGGTGCTACTAGTATAGCAAGTTCTTTATTTGGTGGTGGTGCTCAGAAAAGAGAAATGCGTCGTCAAAAGAATATTCAAGATTGGCAGAATACAACTCAAGAAGCTGCTAATATGACTACTGCTCTTAATAATAGTCAAGATTATCAAGAAGATTATCTTAGACAATTTAGAACTGCTGCTAGACTTGGTAAAACTCTTGGAGCTAAAGGTATTTATATTACTGATGGTGGAGATGCTACCAAGATAGGAAACAACACATACCTTCTACGGGGCGGCTCTCATGAAGATGTGAATGAGACTGGTCAAACCGGTATCGGCATTAACGTTGGTGGTAATGAAGTTGAAGCTGAAGGCGGTGAAGTTGCTCAGAAGAAGAATGGTGCTCTGAGAATCTTTAGTGCTCAACCTATTCTTAGTAATGGTATGAGCCCTGCTCAAGCTATTCTTAGAGGTTATAATAAAGATTCTGTATTTAGTCAACAACAAGCTTTTAAGAAAAGAAATGGTCTTAAAGATGATGGTAGTGCTAAATATGGACTTGGTGGAGATATAAAAGGTATTTGGAATTTTATTAGAAGTTATAGAAATCCTGTTGATAACATTGCTGCTCTAGTTACTGCATATCAAAAATTAAATCCTAATAGTAACTATAATAAACAAAAAGGTAAATTTAAAGGTGGTATTTTTAGAGATGCTGGTGCAGGTGGTACTTGGACTAACGATTATAAATCTAATAAAGGTTTTGATAATTTTAATGATGCCTACGATGATGCTGTAGAACATAACGCTAAAACTTTTATTTTCGGTAATAAGAGATATAATACTCTTAAAGAAAATAATCCTATTAGAGAAATTAATAATAGAGCTGTAGGTTCTTGGAGAGATAGTGTAGTTACTAAAGATAGAACTGGTTATGGTAAAGATTTTGGACCTATAAAAGGTGGTGCTTCTTTAATTCCATTAGTTACAGAAACTTATAATCCTAAGAGAATTAAACATAGACTTGGTGGTCGTCCTAAAGCTGGTACTGGTATTTATGTTCCTTTTAATAAACGTTATACTTCTATTTATGATGCTCCAGATTATGATTATGATTATAATGGTGGTAATGTTTTAGGTAATAATGAAGTAACAGTTACAGCTAAGAGAATTAAGCCTACTTTTATGAAACCAAATAATGATGCTATGAATCTTATTAAAGTTCCTAAAGAAGAAGTTCCTTATATTCCACAACATCATAATCGTAGTCGTACTATATTTAGTGGTGGAGATTATTTAGGATTAGGTATTGATACTCTTGCTGCATTAAGTACAGGTCTTGTGAATTATAATACTGCTGGTAAGTATACTCTTCCTGATAGAGCTCCTATTATTCAGGCTAGTAAATTGCCTACAACTTATAATGTCAATCCTGAAATAGAAGAGGTTAAACGTTATAGAGATAGACTTACTGGACAAACGTTCAATAATACTTCAAGTTCTGTAGCTGCTCTTAATAGAAGTGGTGCTATCAATCTTGATGCTCTTTCTAATCTTAGTAAACTTTGGGCTACTAAAGAGAATGAAGAGAATAAGATGCTTACAGAAGATGCTAAGAATCAACAAACTGTTGCAGCACAAAATGTACAGAATGAACTTGCTCGTCAAAGTGAGATTGCTAGAATTAAGAATGAAGCTACTCAAGCTAAGGGTGATGCTCTTAATGTTGGTCTTAGTGGATTGTCTCAAGCTTGGACTAATTTCTGGACTGCTGGTAGAACTGCTTATGAGGATGACCAATCTAGACGTGCAATGATTGCTTCTAGTAAAGAAGCTACTCCTACTAGACTTTCTGAAATGGATTTTGATTTATCTCCTGACATTTTAGCTAGTCTTTATAGAACTGCTAAAGATGATAGAACTAAACGATTCTATTTGTCTAGATTGTCTCCTAAACAAAGACAAAAATACCGTATAAATTAATATTATATAAATACTTCTGATAGTACTATTACTATCAGAAGTATTACTATTTTTGTAATCAGTAATTAAATAATAATATTATGGCTTATAAAAATAATCAAAGTGGTATTACTATTGGAGGTTATGTTCCTCAACGTGTACCAGTTCGTTCAAATCTTGAAGCTCTTAGTCAAGCATTAAATAAAATTGATGAGCGTTCTGATAAAGCAATTCAACAAAAGTCTGCTATTACGAATGCTATTGGTCAATTAAAACTTAATGCTGCTGAAGATAAATGGAAATACGATTATGCTAAACGTATTGAACAAAAGATTAATGACGCTGCTCAATATGGCGATTATAGTAGAGCATTAGATGTTGCTACTGAACTTGCAGGAAGCGCTACTTCTTCTCCTGAAGTTATTGGTCGTATTCGAGCTAATGAAAACTACGAAAAGAAGAAAGGTGAAGTTGAGTCTCTTGCTAATAGTGGAGTTATTAGTGGTCTTACTAAAGAACGTTGGCTTGCTCAAAATAAATATGCTTATGAAGATATTCGTGATGAAAATGGTAATATAGTTGGAGGTACAGATTGGAAAGCTGGATGGGACCCAGTTAAGAAAGTTGATATGTCTAGACTTGTTACACTTGCTGGTCAACTTGCTGCTCCTGTAAAACGTGCTACTAGTAGTAGTTCTCAACATAGTGTTTCTGATGAACAAGGTGTAGGTAATGGTGGTACTAGTACTCCTACAAGTCTTCGTTCTGTAAAAACTGGTTATAGTACTTCTAGTGGTTCTAGTTATCAAAGAGAAACTTTAACTAAACAAAAGATTGATGAAGTTTATAATAAACTCTTTGCTCTTGATGGAGATAATATGAATGCTCTTATTCAGCAATACGATGACATTAAATGGAAAGTCAATCAACTTAAAGATGAACTTAGTACTACTACTGACCCTGAAAAACGTAAAACTCTTCAAGATAGTATCAATGCTTTTGGTAATGACATTTATGATTCTAATGGTCAACCTCTTAAAGTTAAAGAATATATGCTTAGTAAGATAGGTGTTATTACTAAAGATATGGCTTATGATAATATTACTGTTAGTCATACTTCAGGTAGTTCTGAAACTAGAGGATTAACATATGGTACTAAAGTTGCTTTTAGTTCTGGCACAGATACTAGTAAAATCGTTTCTTCAGTTCCTACAATAGGTGGAACTTATTATAGTAATCCTGGTGAAGTAAGTTGGAATGTTCGACGTGATGGTTCTTATTTCCAACAAACTAGTAGAAATCTTTCTGAAAATGGTATTTTAAATTAATAAGTTATGCTTAGTAAAAAGATATATGATAAGTTTATAAGTGATGGAGATTTTGTTGGTGCAGCTAACTATTTATCTCGTGCTCACTTTAGTAATCCAGTTAAACAACAAATGGTTAATGAAACTATTAAAAGTCTTAGAACTGATGGTCGTAGAATACAAGGTATGATGTCTCATGCTGATGATAATCAAAAAGCTGCATATAGTTTTCTTAATGCTGTAAATAATAATAATGTTCTTCCAGGTCTTAATAACGGTATAGATTCTGAAGGCAATAGACGTAAAAGTACTAATGGATTTAGTAAAGCTTATTCTGAGGCTCTAAGAAATTTAGGTAGTACTAAAAATACTGATGCTGAAGGAATATCTATTAAGTTTGGAGGTAAAACTGAAAAAAGAACTTTTCTTGGTATTGATTGGTTAGCTAAAGATGTAGAATATAATGATGATGCTTTTAACGATATGTTGAAACGTACTCATCTTAGTAAAGAAGCTTTATTAAAAGCTGGTGCTAAGATTAAAGTTCAAAACGGTCAATATATTCTTGATATTAGTAAACGTAGCTCTTTATTTAATAAGATATACGATGGTATTCGTAATATTAAGAATGATAAAGGTCTGTATAGATTTCAAATAGCTGGAATTGATGCTAAAGGTAATATTATAAAAAATAATGAAAGTCATCTTCCATCTTCTGTTATGGAAAGAGGTGAACTTAAACATCAAGGCATTAATGTTGCTACAAGAGTTGGAGCTTCTTCAAGTCCTATAGAAGAATCAGATGGATATTATTTTAATCCTAGTATTTCAATGATTACTAATTTTGAAGCTCCAGCTAAAGCTATAGAAAGTGCTAACCAAGCTATTCGCCCCGTAAAAGGTATGAGTGGTGATGGAAGTGGAGTATCTACTGTTAGTTCTATGATTCTTCCTTTTAATAGTGCTCGTAGAAAAGAAATTAGTGATGCTCTTAATACTGGTAGACTTAATAGTGATTTAGCTAGTGCTCTTGTAAAAGAAAATAATGAAGCTATTCTTAATGGTCTTATGAATGCTGATTTTACTCAGTATGAAATGTATGTTACTGATGAAGAAAATCCTGATGACCATACTACAGTTCGTCATTCAGTAGATAGTAGTAATGAAAAAGCTAATATTCAAGATTTAGTACGTGCAGCTATTTCTGATGGAACTATAAGTGCAGATAAACTTGATTATTATGTTTCACTTGGTATGCAAGGTAATCAAACTGGTTATGTTATTACTATTCCAAGTAAACTAGATAAAAATACAGAAACAGGTAATAGAGTTGAAGATATTAAACAAAATAGTCGTCAGATATTTATTCCTGATTTTATGAATGGTGAAGCTGAGAAAGTATTCTCTCAAAATTCTCAGACTAGAGCTATGAAAGAACTTGCTAGTATGGAAATGTATAATTATCCTGTTGATATTCCTCAAGATGGTAGACTTAATGTTTATAATGACCCTTCTACTGGAAAGGCAGTTTATCAAATGGAATATAATAGTGGTAGAGTACAACCTTTAACTAGAGACGATGCTCTTCGTAAAGTTAATAAAATGCTCATAGTTGAGGATGGTATTGATTTAGCTAATAAACAATTTTACGATGAAGATGGTAATCTTCGTAAAGGTCTTAAAAATAGAGATGGTTCTTTAAATACTCAATTTCAACAAGATTTAAGTAGACAAGTAGATACTTATGTTACTAGTGCTATGAGTGAACTTTATCCACAAGCTTGGCAAAGTTTTGCTCCTATTGCTAATAATGTTGTAAATGGAGATTTTTCGTCTGAAGATTATAAGACTAAATTAGCTAAAGCTATGGATAGTTTTGTAGATACAGATAATATTAATCTTATTAATAATCAAAGAGCTATTTATTCTAATTATATTCTTAGTAATATAGGAATGTATGATAACGATGCTTATAATATTGATTAATTATGAATACAGAAAGTGTTTTTAATAATAGTGGAGTTATAGTTAGTAATCCTAATTATAATCCTAAAACAAAGAAGGGTCGTGCTCAACAACCCTTCTTTCATACTTTAGATGTAAGTCAAGATATTACATCTGGTGCAGCTAATGAATTTGCAAAGAATGCAGACAATGCTTGGGTAATGGGTGATACTCATAATTATCAACGTTATGGTGTTACTCCTAATATTATTACTAATCTTGATAAAGAACGTGCTGAAAATCAGTCTAATTGGACTAAAGCTGGTAATGCTTTAAGTCAAACTCTTGTTAGTCAAGCTATTCTTGGTACAATCAAAGCTGTACCTGATTTGTTTGATGCTATTGCAAATGGTTTCTTTACTAGTGATGGTGATTATCAAAATCCTATTAGTAATAAAATTAAAGAATGGCAAGATTACTTTGACCAAGAAGTCGCTCCAATATATAGTGACCCTGAACATAATGATATTTATAATGGCGGTCTTACAAATTTTGGTTGGTGGGCTAGTAATGTTCCTAGTGTAATGTCTAGTTTAACTTTGCTTCTTCCTGCTACTGGTATTATGAAAGGTGCTGGTGCTATAGGTAAAGCTCTTAAACTTGGTGCACGTAGTCGCAGTGGTCTTAAAAGTTTATTTGGTATTAACAAAACTCTTGATAATATTGAACGTGGAGTAGAAGGTGCTCAACTTAGTGGTTTTCAATCTGCTGCTGCTAAAATTATAAATAGTACTAGAGAAGGTGGAAAACTTAATACTTTTGCTAATGTTGGAGGTAATGCTGTACTTCAACGTATGATGGAAAATTATCAAGAAGCACAAGGAGTTTATCAAGATATTTATAAAGATGCTACTGATAAACTTAATCATATGAATAATCAAGATTATCAAGCTTTTGTAAATAAGAATCAAGAACTTCTTCAAGACGTTGATACTTCTGATAGAAATGCTGTTGCTAAAAAGATTTCTAAAGCTTCTGCTGATGAAGACTTTAAATATAACTTTGGAAACCTTACTTTTGATATTATTCAAATGTATGGACTTAGAGGTTTTTGGAAAGGTCTTAAAGATAGAGGTGGAGCTTATAGTCTTAATCAAACTCTTCGTAATAATAAACTTGCTATAGGTAAAACTGAAGAAGAAATTAAAGCTGCTGCTGATAAAGTTTCTGCTTGGACTAAAGCTCGTAATAAAGTTTGGGATAGAATTAAAAATGAAAAACTTATTATAGCTGGAGAACTTAGTGAAGGTGCTGAAGAAGCTGTAAATTATATTGCTCAAATGGAAGGTACTAATCTTGGTAAAGTACTTCTCGATGAAGCTGATGCTGACAAATCTCCTTGGGATGATAGAATGAAAAAGTATCTTCGTAGTGGAGGTCTTGCTGATTCTGCTTTTTGGGGAGTAATGGGTGGTGTTGTATTTCATCATTTAGGTTCTACTTTTGGTAAAATTCAAGCTACTATAGATGAAAAGAATAAGACTAAAAAAGATGATAAAACTGGTGAAAGTGCTCCTACTTCTTTTGGTCTTAGTGAAACTGGAGAAGTTAAAGCTCGTAGAGATAATATGCAATCTTGGTTGAATACCTTTAATACATTCTTTGATAGAGCTGCTAAGATTAAAGAAGGTGTTAATCCTTTTGCTGGTCTTAATGAGAAAGCTGATATTAAAGGTAATACTACTGCTCAAGAGATTGCTAAGTCTAGAGCACAAGATGAACTTATTACTGATTTGACTTTGAATGCAGCTCATCATGGTAATGCTGGGTATCTTCGTGAGTTTATGAAATCTGATGAAGTGCGTGATGCTTTAGTAAATAAAGGTATTGCTAGTAAAGAAGATGCCACTCAAATTCAACAAGAGATACTTAACAAAATGGATGAAGTTACTCAACAATACAATAACGAACTTACTAGAGTTATAAATATTGCTGATAACTATGCTGCTCATCGTAAAGATGACCAAGTTATTCCTATTGAATATCTTCAAATGATTACTACAAACAATGTCAAGTATGGTCAAGATATTGCTCGTCAAGAAGATAAACTTAATTTAACTCAATCTAATATTAATGCTGCTCTTCAAGTTAAAGAAATAGCTGATAAACTTGGTGATACTTCTGTTGATGATTTACAAAGAGTCGCAGCTCAAACTATTCTTGCTAATAATCTTGCTGAACTTTATGCTCAACGCAGAGAAGTTGAAGAATCTGCTAAGACTGATATTAGTCAAGCTGTTGCTCTTGATAATATTAATAAAAATATAGCTGCTGTTCAAGCACAACTTACTCCTGATTATCTTCGTGAAGCTATTCGTACTGGAATTACAGCTTTTCATGATGAAGATGGTGTTCTCAAATTTAAACCTAATGAAGGTGCTAGTAAAGAACTTAAAGATATTATGTCTTTAAATCTCAATAATGCTGAAGGTAATGAAGATGCTACTAAACGTGCTGATTATTTTAAAAGACTTGATGAGTATGCTACTAAGCATAATATTGTTGGTGAACTTAGTAAATATTCTGATGAACTAAGTATTGCTGAGCAAAATAAAGCTTTTGAAGATAATCGTAGAAAAGCTAATCAAGTTCTTACTGCTGCTGATGAATTTGGTATTCCTGGTGTTGTTGGTAAAAACTTTACTGATTTACTTGTTGATAAAGCTATTGCTGAAGTTAACAGAGATTATCTTAGAAGTAAGCAAGTTAAGAATAGAGAAGATATTGCTAGTGAACTTAGTTTCTTAAATCAAACTCTTGATGATGCTAGAGTTAAAGTTGTAAATCAAAGTTTCGATACTGTTAAGGATATAGCTAAACGTAATAAAGATAATCGTGATACTATTATTAATGCAGTCGGTGCTTATTACAATCAAGACTTTGAGAATTATGATAATTTTGTATCTGTTCTTAATGATAAAGATAAAGCAAATTTAAAAGAATCTTTAGATGCTCTTCATCTTAGTGGTAATCTTAATTACCGTTTTGGTGAGCAAATACAAGAAATGCTTGCTAAAGATGATTTATTTGAAGATACTAAACCTGCTGCTACTCAAGCTCAAGAAGAAGAAGCTGAACAACTTAATTCTGCAACTCCTACTCCTACTGAAGCAGCACCAACAGTAGAACCCCTAAATCCTTCGCTCTCAGCCCCTCAAATTGGACAGACGAATGATTCATCAGGCTCATCAGTTGAAAGCGTCACAGCGCAAGGAAATACGCAATTATCGAATGTTGGTACACAACAGCCTGCGGTGAAACCAAGCAAAATTGGATATTTAAACTTTGCAGATAATAAGTTTTTAGCTAATATTGGTACTGAGACTGATTCTAATGATTATAGACTTATTCCAACTCAGAATAATGATGAGTATGAAGTTCATCCTATAAGCAACGATAATATTGCAAATCTTACAACTAATGAAGATTTGTTTGCTAACGCTAATATTGCTACTCAAGATAACGTAGGTATAACTTCTTATCCTATTGTTAGACTTACTGGTAATGATTTTGAAGTTGTCAGTCAAGGCAAATTAGGAATTAAAGAAAATCAAGAAGAGGAGATTAATGAAACTGCAACCATACCTTCTACGGGGGGGATAGAAGAAAGTACACCTACTACAGTTACTCCTACTGTTCCAATTTCTATTCCAGCAGAAGATACTATCTCAACAGAAGATACTACTCCTGAAGTTGAAGAACCTAAAGTTCCTGATTTTATGAGTAATGCTTCTGATACTAAAGTCATTAGAGATGTTATTACTGAATTAAAAACTACTCCTGATTTAGATTTAGATGCTAAAGCTAAGAGTATTCTTGATGATTATGTAGCTAAAGGATATAGTGAAACTGAAACTAAAAAACAAATAGATAGTGCTTTCAGACGTATTCGTAAGAGACAAGAAAAACTTATGAATAAAGAAAGTACTGTTGCTTCTGTTTATTTTAGTAGTTTTGACCAAGAAGAACGTAACGCCAGGTCTAAAAATGGTAAAGCTGTAGTATTTGATGATTCTTATAAAAAAGCTGTTAGTGACCTTCTTGATGTATATGCTAAAGATGCTGAACTTCCACAAATCAATGGTAAGTATTATGGTAATCTTATGAACCTTATGGATTATATTAAGTCTGCTTATGATGATTATTCTATGGCTGACTTTATGTTTAATAGTTTATCTGCTTATCTTAATACTCCTGAAGGTCAAGCTAAGTTTAATATTACTGATGCTAACGATGTTAGTAATCCTGTTACTTTCTTAAATAACTTTCATAAGTCTCAAGCTGAAAGAGATGCTGCTCTTCCTAATGGAACTGTTCATCAAGTTAATATGAATCTTTCAGATTTTGGAACTGATGAATATATGAAAGAAAGTTATGCTGAACAAGTTAAACTTAAAAATGGCGATAAACTTACTATCGAAAGAGTTACTACAAGTAAAGGTACTAGTCGTTTAGGTATTAAATCTAACGGTAAACTTGTTGGTAGTATATCAGTTCCTTCTATTGGAGAAAGAGGTGAATATATTCAAAAGAACGATGGACTTATTTATCATATAGATAAAGCTGATGGTTCTAAAGATGGAGCGCTTAAACAAGTTCTTAAAGATATAGCTAGAAATAAAACTCCTGAGCACGAAAAACTTAATGAAATTATTCATAAAGCTGCTTTTGATAAGTTTAACGCTGAACAACTAGTTAACGAATTTAAGAGTAATCCTATTGTTCAAGATATGGTTAAGAATCATATGATTTATTCTGATGAAACTGGTCCTGAATATGAAGTTGCTCTTAGTGGTCTTGCTAAACTTTGGAGATATAATTATAAAGTTCTTACTGAAGGAAGAGTTAATAAGTTTACCGGCGCAGTAGTTGCTAATTCTATTGATAAATGGTTTGATACTCTTCGTGAAAGTTATAATGAAACTAGTAAATTAGATAACAATCCAAACATTGATATTGTAGCTAGCGATGTATTTGAAGGTGAGCTTATTCGTAGTAACGACGGTACTTTTAAAAGTGATGCTGAAACTTCTCAACCTATTCAATTAGCTATTGCTAAAGATACTAAGTTTGAAATTGCTGCCAAATCTACTACTGGTGAATTTATTAATGGTATTGGAAGTAATAAGTTTCTTGTTAATGTTGGTCGAACTTATATCACTGTTCCTCGTAATAACGGTACTGTAGATATTGTAAATGCTTATCCTGTGAGTTGGACAGGTGCTACATACTATACAAAAGATGATAAACAACAACACGTTGAGACAGGTAAAGACTTTAAGCAACTTCAAAATGCTATAATTACTCAAATTAAAACCAGACTTGCTTCTCTTAATGATGGTGATTTTGCTGAAAATAAAGATAACTTTATTGATTTTATTGATAATCTTCTTAATATCAATAAAAATCCTATTTTCCTTAGTAAAGGACTATCTGTATTTAGAACTGCAAATGTTCTTGGAATTAACTTTGGCAATAACAATAATCAACTTCTTTTCTATAGAGATAAGAATGGTGATGGTGTAGGTCAAATAATCAATAAAGTTGATGGTAAACCTAATTATATTTCTTACAATAGTGATTTATCTGCTATAAGCGATAGACTTATTAAAGGAATAAAAAGTCTCAATTTCAATATTAACTTTGCTGTTTTAAAGTCTGATAATAATCATAATATTCCTCTTCAAGGTATTACTAGTAGAACTAGTGATGGTAAATTTCAAATTACTATTCCTGAATATAAGGGAAAAAATGGTGTAAATCTTACTTATGATAGTTTTAAAGATTTTATCCAACAAAACAATCTTCTTAGAGTTAATATGGCTCAAGAAAACGGTAGCAATATTAGAAGGACGGTTATTAATAAACAAGGAGCTAATGCTAGATTTAGTTTTCAAGTAACAAATAAACAGGAAAGCCGCCCCGTAGAAGATGCTAGTGATAGTTATATTTCTAAAGCTGATGAAATTAAATCCATTGTAACATCTGATTCTACAGATAAAGGTTTTGAAGTTGCTAGTGCTCTTTTATTAGATGATACATCTAAAGCGAAACTAAATAGTATTAAAAGTGATAGTTCTTTACGTAAACTTTTAGCTAAAGATATTATCTTTGACGAAGAATTTATGAGTAAAGAACACGCACAAGCTAATGCTGTTTGGAGTAAAACTAAAGGCGGTAAAGTTGTTGTTGGTCAGAAATTCTTAGATATGATTAATAGTAAAGAACCTGGTGAAAAAGGTAGAGCTATTAGAACTTTGATGCACGAAAATCTTCACGGTTATATTGAAGATATGGCTAATAATAAACGTCATCCTAATGCAGTTGCTAATCTTAGAAATAGAATGCAAGATATTTATGATGATTTTGCTGCTGCCATTAATCAAGATATTAACGATTTAAAAGCAGGAAATATTGATGAGATTAAACAACGTAGGCATATTCAAGATAAAGCTGCTCTTGAAAGAATTAGTGAATGGCTTAATAATGTTAATACTTTTACTGCTGAAAGTTATGCTACTCGTGAGAATCCTCAAGATGCTCTAGAAGAGTTTATTGTTGAATCTCTTACCAATGTTGATTTAATGAATTATCTTAATCAAGTTGATGCTGATGGTGGAGTAATTAAAGGTAATACTATTTGGCAGAAAATACTCAAGTTTATTGGTGATTTGTTTGGTATTAATATTCGTCCTAATAGTCTTCGTGCTAAACAAATGGAAGCTCTTGGTGAAATATTTAAGGATAATCAAGAAGCTGAAGTTAAAGCTGAAGTTAAAGCTGAAGAAAAAGAAGAAGTTACTCAACCAACAACATCTTCTACGGGGGGTATAGAAGAAGTTGAAACAGAAACAGTTGCTGATGATACTAACAGTATTGTAGATAGTGATGATGTCGGAAGCACTAATGAGACGTTTGATGTTAACGATGAAGATGCTGATGCTGATGATGAATATGATGCTGATGATGAAAGTACTAGTGAAGAAGTAGCTTTTAATTCATTCAATTCAGCAATCGAATCTCTCCCAATGTCGGAACGTGCCAAATTTGCCTCTCTCGTTAGCTCTGCTGCGATTTCGATGTCTTGCAAATAGATTATTCATAGACTATATTTCGAGGTTCTAGAGGAGAATTTAAAATCCTCTAGAACTTTACTTTTAAATAACTAATTTAATTAATAAAGTTATGGCTTGTAATTTTAAAACAACAAGTGCTGGCACAAGCATTAAACGTAAGGTTGGAGCAAATAATGCTCGTTTTGTAGCGTTAATTAGTCTTATTAGTAATCCTGAAACTGGAGGTTTTACTGATGAGTTTGTTAAGTATTATCAGAAAGTAAATCATACTGATAATATTCCTAGTGTTGATAATTCTGAAAGAGGAGTTATCGCTAAAACTGCTATCCGTTATTATAATAGTATTCACTTTGATGTTAATGCTCAAAGTACAGGTACTTATTATGCTAAGGATGTAGATGCTTTTGGTTATAGTGATAGTCATGCAAAGGTATATGCTATTACTAGAGCAATTCCTAATATTATGCGTAGTATGTACGTTAGTGATATTAGAAGTGGAGAAATTGTTGATAAGGATACAATTCTTGGTGATTTAATTAAACGTACAAAAGTTAGAATAACTAAGGATGTTGCTGCTAATTATCTCAAAGCTATTGGTAAACCTGCAACTAATGCTGAAGTTAATAAGATAGCTGATGCTCTTCTTAATAATAATGAAACTTATTATAAGAAAGATGAACTTATACTTGCTATAACTAAAGCTTTTGATAAGAATGGTGATGTTCAAGTTCAAAATACTTTTGCTATTTATAAAGATATATTTAAAGATACTACTGGTAAAGATTTCTTTAATAGAGTTATTATTGCTGACCCTATTATTGGTAATCTAAAATATAGTGATGAAACTGAATCTAGTCTTGCTGAAGCTTATGCTGAAGATTTTGATTCAGTAGATGATTCTTCTTATAATAATAATGAAGATGAAGATGTACTTACTGTAGGTGATAGACAAGATAATACTTGGAATGACCATAGTGGTCTTGGTTCTAGTTATATGAAAGGTTTTGACCTTGATATTCGTCTTAATCTTTCTATGATACCTAAACTTACTAGTAATACTGTTGGTACTAAGACTTTAAAGTCTGGTAAAGTAAAGGATGTTTATGATTATGATAAAAACAATCCTACTGGTAATGTAGATTATATTGATGTAAAAGATATTATTAGTACTCTTAGTGCTAAGAAAGATGTTTCTAATCTTAATACTTTTATTGATAGTGTAAAAGAAGCTAGTAATATTCCTGGTATGGAAGGTCTTATTAAACTTTATAAAGACCTTACTTCTGATTTAGATTATGCTGCTCGTCTTTATACTCAATTCAAAACTGTAATTAGCAAATATGAAACTCGTATTGCTGACGAGAATACAGCTATGAATAAGAGTAATAAGAATAGTAATGCTCAGCAAGTTCATGCTCTTAGTTTCCTTAATGATGCTAAGTTTACTCATATAAATACTGATTCTGATGTTACCAATAAACTTGCTAATGAAGTAGATGAAACTATTGTAGAATATACTCAAGCTCTTGCTGCTGGTGATGAGTTTGCTTTAGACCAGACTAAGCTTTATAATACTATTGTTGATAAAATTGCTTCTCGCATTAAAGATTATTATCCTAGTGCAGATAAAGCTTCTATTGATAATTATGTTCGTCTTGCTAATAATGGTGAAGTTGCTACTAATATGCGTTATCTTACTGATAGTCTCAGAAAGATAGCTAAAGCTTCTGATGCTACTACTTCTCAGTATACCGAAAATCGTGATGCTATTAGTGGTATTAACAAAGAAATTAGGAAACTTCAAACTAAGATTGACGCTCTCAACGAAGCTGGAGAACATAAAGGTATAGATAAAATCAATGAAGAAATAGATAAACTTGTTAGTCAAAGAGATAATATTAGATTTAGTGATTATCGCTCTCAAGATAGTATTACTCAGAGTATTGCTTTAGCTGATAAACTTTATCCTTATTCTTCTGTTAAAGTTGAACTTAATTCTCGTAATGGTTTAGGTAATCTTCAATCTGATATTATCAATAGTTCTATGATTACTTATCTTCTTAAAGTACTCAATAGTCCTAAAACTACTACTGATGAATTAGGTAATACTGCTCCTGAATCTCTTGTTAATTTTGCTAAGTTTAAATTTAAGAACAATCAATATAATCTTAGCAATATTCTTATTGAGACTAGAGAAAATGGTAAGATTGTAAATTATGGTCTTTTTTATTATGATGCTGACAAACAGAAATATGGTGTTACTAATTATGCTTCTGGTTTACTTAACGTTGCATTATTTAATGGAGCTGTAAAAACTGATGAAGGTACAGGTATTACTTATGCTCAAATGAGTAAAGGTGATTATGTTTATACTGCTTTTGCTAATTATTTTAATAGTGATAAAAATATTGATGCTGATAGAGTAACTAATAGCATTCCTCTTGCTAATTACTTTATGAGAACTCCTTCTGATGCTCCTAAAACATTTATAGTTCGTGCTCCACGTTATCATATAACTAAGAGTAACCCAATTAGAACTGTAACAAATGCTGCTGATGTAGATAATTATATTAAGAATTATGTTACAGAGCATATTTCTAGTATGTCTGAAACTGCATTTAATCAAGCTAATCCTAGAGCTAAATTTATTCAACTTGAGGATAATCGTAGTGACCGTGCTCAAATTACTAGAGATTTAACTGATAATAATATTACTCGTTCTGTATATGAGAATGAGATTATTCGTAATGATGGTAAAACTGCAACTATTGGTTATCAATTTGTTGATGAAGAAGGTAATGTAAATAAATATATTATTACTGGTTCTATCCGCCCCGTAAAAGGCATGAATAAGTTTGTTATTGAGAATGGTAAAGCTACTATTCTTGATAATAATGAAATGAGAGATAATCTTCGTCCTATGATATATGATAAGTATCGTAAACAAGCTTATCGTAACGGTAGAATTGGTGATGTTCAAGTTTATTATCAAGTTAATAGAGAACATCCTATTTATAAGCAATTTAGAAAGATATTCAATCAAGAGTTGACTAATATGGCTGAAGCTATTAATATGATATTCTTGACTGGTGATGATGGTGTTATTCAGCGTGAAGCTGATGGTAAACCTAAGTTTAATCCTAATAATGCTTTTGGATTAGATAAAGAATCTGCTCGTAGACTTTACGCTAATTATCAAACTAAGAAAGATAAATATCTTGATTCTAATTATGGTTTAGTTGGAAATATGTTCCATAGTGATAAGTTCACTATTACTGATTATAAAACTGGTAAAGTTCGTAATTATGGTCAAGAACTTCTTGATGATTATTTTGATAGTTTGTATAATGGTAGTAAAGGTGGCTTTATTCATTTTGGTTATGAGAATGGTAAGATTAAACTTAATCATACTAAAGACCAAGCTAAAGCTATTGATAACAAAATAGCAGAATTTATTAGTGATTATATTGATAGTTCTGCTATACGTATGGATGAATTTAAAAATCTTGATGTAGCTGGACTTATTAATGACGATAATGTTGCTGACTTTGCTCTTAATTATCGTCTCGCTTATAATTATTTTGATGATTTATTTGAAGGTGATGATAAGTTTTATAAGTCTTCTCAAGACTTCTTGAAACGTGCTAAGGAAGGTCAAGCTAGTGGTACTCCTTATAGTACTTTCAATATTTATCAAGATGAGAATATGATGCTGACAGACTTAAAGAAGATGAGTTATCTTAATAGTCAAGCTATTCAAGATAAACTTAATAGTCTTGGTCTTCATGTTACTCAACGTCCTGGTTTTGTTGGTATTACTATTAAGAATACTGTAAGAACTTCTCACGAAGCTTCTCAAAATGGTCCTGTTGTTCATGAACTTGCTCGTGTTTATATGAAACATGACCCTGAACTTACAGAAGCTGAAGCTATTGCTAAAGCAAATAAGCATATGGAAGGTTATCAAAATACTACTGTAAACGATGCTCAATCTTATATTACTTTTGAAGAATGGATTCGTCGTGTTGCAGGTAGAGGACAACTTAATAAATATATGCCTCTTATTGAGCGTATTATGGATAGAAGTAAACCTCTTAGAGTAGATGATATTAAGACTTTTGTTCAAGTGCAAAAGAACTTCTATTACGATATGACTTATAACGATAAGATTAATACTTATGCTCCTCGTCAAATTAAGAATGCAGAACTTGTTCTTGTGCCTAGATTTATCGAAGGTACTGACCTTGAGAAAGTATATAATCTTATGAAAGATAACGGTATCGACCAACTCAATACAGAAGAGACTTCTAAAGCTGGTAAAGCTGGTGTTCTTACTTTATTTGACGAAGAAACAGGTGAAGTTACTGATGCTCACATTCAAGATTTTAATAATCATGTAGAAGACTATAAAGAGACTTATTCTTATAATTTCCTTTATACTCAACAAGAAACTCCTCAACACATGAATGCAGAAAATAAAGCTGCTATTCAGATTATGAAGAAGATTGTTGATAATATTCCTGATACTGGAACTATCGGAGATGTTAAGAAAGAGTTTTTTAAACTTTATGTTGCTAATATTAAAGATAGTTTCAATAGTCTTGTTAAGGAACTTAATATTCCTACAAATGAAGATGGTTCTATTAAACTCGATGCTAACGGAAACATTGAAGGACTTGATATGAAACTATTCTTCAATAAGCTTCGTAAAGAATGTCTTCGTCAAGGTCTTGATAGTAATATTCTAGAGTTCTTTACTCTTAATGAAGATAGCCCTTATACTGAACTTGGAAGAGCTAATACTGTTATGCCTACATATATGACTAATATGATGAGTAAAGCTCAGAATGTTTGTCAGTCTATGTTTAATAATGCTATTACTCGTCAGAAGTTGCCTGGTTTTCATGCTGCTCAGATAACTAATGTAGGTTATTCAAAGCATCTTCGTTATCATCCTGATGGTGGACGTTATATTGAAGTTCTTCTTCCTAAGAGCAACTTTGGTTTTGCTAAAAATGAAGATGGTTCTTATACAGAACCTGATGAAATTAGAGATGAAGATGGAAATCTTGTAGGTGGACTTCTTTATCAACTTCAAAGAGCTAAACTTGATACCATTATTGGTTATCGTATTCCTACTGAAGGTAAGCAATCTATTTGTGCTATGAAGATAGTTGGATTTACAGATGATGCTCAAGGTTCAACTATTGTTGTTCCTGACGATTGGGTTGCTCAAACTGGTTCTGACTTTGATATTGATTCTGTATATGGTATTCAACATAATACATATATAGATAAAGATGGGGATATTCAGAAAGTTGCTTATAAAGAATCATTTGGTAAACTATATGATGATTATGTAAAAGAACAGCTTAATGATGAAGCTAAAACTAAACTAGAAGAAGCTGTTAAAAACGGAGTTAACGAATCTACTGCTTTAGCTAATGCTGCACAAGAAGGTGGACTTCTTAGTCGTGAAGAATTTAGTAAAGCCAATAGTATTGAGGAAAAGAATAGTCGTCAAGCTCGTAACAATCGTATACTTGATGATATGCTTCGTATTCTTCAATCTGATGAAGCTTTTGAAGAGAATACCGGTCAATCTCAATTTGAAGATATTATCAATGCACGTGATAATATTATGAATGATGTTGTTAAGAGTGTTCGTAATGGTCGTAGTTGTTATGATTTTATTGACCAAGCTGAATATCAAGAAGATGTTATGAGTGGTGCTAAACTTAAAGCGTTTAGTGTTACTCGTGATACCTTTGTGTCTATTTGCAACAAAGTTCAACCAACTATTGATAAAAATTATGCTATTAGTGCTAGATACAAAGCTACTCCAAAACAAGCTGAGGTTTTAGCTAAACGTTTTGGAGAAGACAATGTTATTTATAAAGATGGTTATATTACAATTAATCATACTATGATTGGTTGGTCGCACGATAATCATAATGTAGATGATGCTATTCTTACTGCTTATAGTTCTGAGACTACAGCTCATATTCTTGATGCTGTAAAGAAAGGTGCAGTACCTAATGTAAATGAGTTTACTTTTGCGGTATATAAAACTTTCCCTGATGTAGGTAGTAATTATAAGACTGGTGTTGCATTTATGATGCACCCTGCTGTAACTCGTATAGTTAATGCTTATAATAAAGGTAAATCTGTTTATAGTGAAGATTCTGCTCAACCTATAGTTGATGCTCTTAAAGAAGTAGCTGAAGAACTCGGTGTTGATACTAGCTCTTTATATTCAGGTAAAATGGTAGTTGAAGCTATTAATGATAAACTTGGTACAGACTACAGTTTCATTAAAAATAACAATATTGTTCTTGATGAAGAGCAATTAGCTAATGATGTAAAGAATGCAAACAATGTTTCTCTTGCTCGTGAAGTAGAGATTCTTATGGCTTATAATGATATTAATCGTTTAGCTGACGTAATTCAGAAAATTGTAAGAGTTTGTAACCCTGATAAGTTTGGAGCTAAACAAACTATATTTGCTACTAATGAAGTATTTGAAACTATTAAAGATATAAATAATAGTAAACAAGCTAAAGTACTTAGTAAGAATGATATTCCTTTCCTTGAAAGTATTTATCCTGGACTTATTAAAGATGGTGACGTAGATAAAGATAATTATGTAAAAGATACTCATGAATCTGCTTATCCTTCTCTTAACGCTTTCTTAAAGTATGCTTCAGTTACTAGTACTGTAGTTAATAGTATGCTTTTTGAAACTCAAAATCGTGCTTTTGTGACTACTATTAAAGCTCTTAGTAGAATGCTTCCTACTCCTCGTAGACTTACTGAGAAAGAGTATAATGATTATGAGAAGTATGTTATTGGTGCTGCTTATAATAACGCTGATGGAATTAGATTAGGTTATACTATCAACTCTTCTACGGGGCGTCTTGAGTCAACTCAAACCAGTGATTTACAAGAGCGTCTTCGTATTTATGGATTTAGTGGTAGTCCAGTATTTCATTTTGATGTTGTAGATATTACTGAACCAACTCAAGATGAAATTGATGCTTGGTCTAAACTTACTCCTGCTCAAAAAGTTGCCTGGTTACAAAGTAAAGCAGAAGATGCTGGTATATTTAGTAAACTTAAAGTTGACCTTCAAGATAATTATCGTGTTGGTAATAAAGAATGTGCTGCTCAATCTATTCGTTTTAACGATGATAATGTAGATACTGAAACTGCTTACAATCTTTTTGAAACTGCTACTAAGAGTCAGAATCCTCTTGTTAAACTTGCAGCTATAGACCTTATTAAATACGCGTTTGTAGTTGAAGGTTTCAAGATGCGTCGTAATGGTGTTAATAAGATTATTAAGAATAGTACTCTTCGTGATGATACTTTGTTTGCTAATCAAGATGGAGAACCTACTAGTCTTCTTAGTCAAATTGATGCTAATTTTAAGCATATTACTTATGACGATTATCGTGATGATTATTTAAGAAGTCATTCTGATAATGGTATGGTTCCAAAGAGAACTGTAAAGAAGAAAAGAGTAGGTAAAATCTGGGTTAATGAACTTAGTGCTCCTGATGGAGTTATAACTTTTAATGTTCCTTCTCGTAGAAATGATATTACAGAAGCAGATATTAATGATGAATTTGCTGCTACTAGAACTGTTGCAGAAGAGACGGAAATCCGCCCCGTAGAAGATGTAGTAGATAATAAACCTCAGGTTACTCAAGATAATACTACTGCTCCTGATGATACTAAACTTGCTGTTAAGTATGGTATTTATAATGTTTGGACTGATAGAGTTAATCCTTATGTAAAACTTACTTTTAAGAATCGTGGTGTTAATACTACAAATCTTTATAAGACTGTTCGTCATGGTGATATAATATTTGCTTATCCTGTTAGTATGCTTGAAGAAAACGAACATGGTATTGTTTCTGTTAATCAAGCTAATAATACTCTTTATAGTGAGATGTATTATAGAACTATTATTGATAACAAGCTTCAAGGTAATCAACTTACTAAAGAAGAAGCAGATAAACTTCGTAAAGAGTATGTTAATGAAAGAGCTATTTCTTCTAAAGGTAGAGTTAATACTGGTTTTGATATTGATAAAGATAGAACTACTGGTGATATAGGTGGTGCTCGTGATGCTTATAGTAAAATTATTAATCTTATTAAGAATGACGCTAAAGGTGTTCAAATTATAAATAATAGGTATCTTTATAATCGAGTTAGTGAAGGATTTGGTAATTTTCAAACTATTCATGATGTAATTGATGGTAATGAAGTTACTAAGAAAATTGCTTTTGCTAAAGAAACAAAAGTAATATTTGATTCTGAAGGTAAAGTAATTCCTTATCCTGTTAAAGTTATTCAGATTATTCCTTCTACTAACGATAAAGAAAGTACATCTGTTGAATATAATTTTGACATGTTTACTGATATTAATCGTAGAGCACATGAAGGTGATGTCAATGCTTATCGTGAAGTTCAGTTTATGAATAATAACGGTTTTGAGAATGTTAGTACTGATTATACAAATATGTCTCCTAAACTTTATGAAGCTATTGATAGATTTACTAGTGCTACAGCTAAGAAACTTATCGGTGATGCTGACCAGTTCTATAAAAAAGAAGATGGAACTTATGCTTCTATATTTGCTCCTGAAACTATAGAAATGATTCGTAATAATCCTAGTGAACAAAGACGTTTTCAAAAATTACTTCTTGATACAGATAGTCTTATTAATAAATATGGTACTATATTTGATGTTGTAGTTGATGAAGATGAGAATCCTGAAATAATTGATTTCATTAATCATATTAAGAAAACTATTGGAAATTTACGCAATAAACTTAATCTTAGTACTCTTAATGAAAGATTTGCTAGAGAAGTTGTTGCTAAATGGTCTAATGACCCTAATATTCAAAATGGTTTAATTGATATTTGTAATGGTTATCATGCTGTTACTTGGTGTGATGCTTGGATTGGAGATTTACAAGATACTGGTAATAGTCTTATTCAAAATATTAGCAAACATATAGTTGATGATATTAGTGCTAAAGATATGCAAGCTGCTAAAGATGCTCGTGAATTTGAAAAAGCTATTAAAGCTCTCGGTCATATAGATTGGGACAAACTTGTTGATAAAAATGGTAAACTTATTAGAGATTATAATGACAAATTTGTTGAAGATTTAGATGCTCTTAGAAATAAAGTAAATGAAGCTCGTAAAGATGTTATTAATAATCCTATGGCTTATCTTAAAGCTAAGCATGAATATGATGCTTTCAAGCTTGCCCATCTTAATCAAAGCTTTAAGGATGAGTATTATAAAGCTATGTATGATAATGATGATTACATGCTTAATACTGCTCCTACTATTTTTGCTGAATATACAAAGCTTAGAGAGCAAATTAGAAATATCAATCGTCTTCGTATTAGTGGTGTTCTTAGTCCTGAGAATGAAGAAGAATATCGTAAACTTAGAAGAAGTATTAATCAACTTGAGTCTACAATAAACTTTGATGATGGTACTGAGAAACCTATTTATGATGAAACTAATCCTATTCCAGGTACTAAAGGTTTCGATGAAGAAGGTAAACCTATTATTGTAGATAAGGCTAAATATGATGAAGCTGTATTAAATTCTCAAGGAACTGCTATGAAACTTAATCAATATCTCAAACGCAAACGTGATATTAATGAAGAATATAATGATACTCAAGTTAAAGATAGTTTTGAAGAAGAACTTGATAAGAGACTTGATATTATTAAGCGAGCTGAGAAACGTGATGCTTTCGGTAATAAACAAGTTTCTGATGAAGTTCTTGCTAATGATGAAAAGTATCAAAGAGCTAAAGAATGGCTTGAGCAAAATGCTATTTGGCATGTAGACCCTAAAATTAGTGATGAAATTGCTGTAGCTTACGGTATTCTTTCTAAAGGTAGAGTACAGAAGAATAATCAAATAACTTATAAGGCTAAACTTATCAAAATTAAACTCGCTAATGGTGAGAAGGTTTATGATAGTAAAGGTCGTATTCGTGGTGATATATTTAGTGAAGAAGAACAAGAAGCTATAAGAAAAGATGAAGCTGGTCGTTATAATAATACTGTTTATTCTGCTGGTAATGAGCAAATATTAATTAATAATGCTCCTGAACAAAAGCAAGCTCTTCCTGCTGTAGTGCAAAGAATGCTCACTTCTAATAGCAAAGAAGGTAAAGCTAACGTTGAGTATCTTAAATTAGTTAACGAAGTCAATGAAATTCTTCGTCCTTATTATGATACTACTAAGAAAGAAGTTAATACTATTACTGATAGACATCAAATTAGTATTGAAGAACTTCATAAACTTGCTGATTTGTATGAGAAACTTCGTAATACAAAGAAGACTATAGTTAACGAAGATATACCTGGTAATGGTTCTGCTGTTGGTAGTTTTATTCGTAAATTTATGTATACTGAATATAGTCCTAAGTTTGATATTGAATATAGTAAAGCTAAAACTATTGGTGGTGAATATCTTAAGGCTTGGGAAAATGCTAATATGGAATATGATTTTGAATATGACGAAAAAGGTCACATTGTTAAAGATTCAGATGGTAATTATGTATATGATAAATCAGTTCGTCTTCCTAATCGTTTCCTTTATGGTACTCTTACTCTTAAAGACGAGTTCTATACCGGTATGAAGAATCAGAAAGTAGCTAAAGATTTGAGTAAAGAAGCAGAGATTAAAACTAAAGCTCTTGCTACTATTAACGAATATCTTGAAACTACTACAACTCCTTATTATAGTGATGCTATGGCTGAAGCTAGAGCTAAAGGTGAAGAAGAGTTTGATAAGTGGTTTACTCGTAATCACGTATGGAATGTTTATACTCATAAGTTTGACCCAATAGGTATTTGGCAAAAGACTAGTATTAAACCTAATTATGCTAATGGTACTTGGGCTGCTAATTATAATCAGTTAGATATTGTTCCTAAAGAAGAATATCGTAATCCTGATTATAAAGAGAATACTACTCAAGCTGAGAACTTTAAACGTGGTATAGACGATGAAAAATATGTTAACAATGTAACTCTTAGTGACAATGAAAAACAAGCTAAGAAACTTATTGAAACAACATTAGATAAGATTGTTAGAGATAAAGCTAGTCGTCGTATTATTAGTCAAGGTTTTATTCCTATTACTGCAAAAGAAGCTGACCATGACTTTAAATGGTTTGGTAAACAAATAGCTGAATTTGCTGGTTGGAATGCTAATATTAGCTCTGTTGGTAAAAATAGTCTTCATGCAGATATGAGTTATTCTACTGATAAAACTCCAGTACTTCCTATGATTGGTAGAGAATTTACTAATAAAAATAGTGAAGATATTGATAAAATTAAAGCTGCTGAACCAAAGAGAGACCAATATACTACTGATGAAGAGTATAATAAAGCTATGACTGAACATAAAGCTAGACTTGATGCTGCTGAAAAGAATAATAAAGCAATACATCAATCTCTTGTTAATAGAGATTTTGTTTCTAGTATTAGTCAGTTTATTAGACTTGCTGGTCATCAAAATGCTGTTCAAGATAATAAGTATCTCTTCTATTATGGTCAAAATATGATTAAAGTTACTCCTGTACTTGATGATAATATAGGTTTTAGTAATCTCAGAAAAGATATTAATAGAAGTACTACTGATGTTACTCGTTATGCTGAAAAAGCTTATGATGAAAGACTTTATGGTCAGTTTACTAATTGGGGTAATAGACTTATCTATGATAGATATAAACTTCCTAACAATAAACTTACCAAAGCTGCTAATATTGCACAAAGTCTTACTAGTGCTAAATTTATGATGTTAAATATTACTGGTGGTATTGGTAACGTTACTGTTGGTCGTAGTGGTATTTTTGCTGAACATATAGCTAAAGCTTATTTTAGTACTTCTGCTTGGAATAAAGCTAAAACTATGTGGTATGGTGCTTCTTTATCTTTCCTAAGAGGAATGACTAGAGAAGATAGTACTAGTCTTGCTGATGCTATTGTTAAGTTTATGAATGTAGTAGATTTTGACGAAGTACTTGGTAGACCTAGTGGTAGTTTTAAAGCTAGTGATGCCATTAATCGTCTTAGAAATCTTATGTATTCTCCTAATGCTATGGGTGAACATCATATGCAGAATAGTGCTATGTTTGCTATAATGTTCGATAATAGAATTGTTCCTGTAGATGATTATCGAAATAAAGGTAGACTTCCTTATCAAGCTATGACTTGGTCTCAATATAAAATTGCTTCTCACGAAGAAGCTATGAGACAACTTATTGCTGGTACTCCTCTTGCTGCTCAATTTGAGAAATTTGTAAATGATGTAAAGTCTGACCCAAATCAACTTAAAGAATATGCTAGAGGAAGAAGAGATTTAGCTAATGAATTTAAGAACATTTTCCTTAATAACAAACAAAATAAAGAGTTTGTTGTTAAACGTAAGGAACTTGAAGATAAAGCTAAGAAACAATTTGAAGCTAATCCTACTCTTATGGAACAACTTGATTTAGTTAATGGCAGACTAGGTTTTAAAGATGGTTCTCTTATGGAACAACTTTCTAAACAAAGTACTAACGGAGAAGTAAATGATGCTTATGCTCTTCTTGGAGAGTTCAAAGGTAAAGTTATTGCTGTTAATAAAGAGATACATGGTGTATATGATAGACTTGGTGCTGCTCAACTTGAAAAATATTGGTTGGGTAGTCTTGTTATGCAATATCATAAACATATATATCCAGGTATTCTTAAACATTGGAGAAGAAAAGGTTATTTCAATGAACAAACAGGAGATAATCGTGTAGGTTGTGGTCCTGCTCTTATGGATTTCCTTACAATGCCTATTCGTCAATATAACGAAAGACATAAACTTTTAGATGATAAACAGCTTGAAGCACTTGAAGGTACTCAAAATCTTTTTGCTGCTTATGTAAACTTTGCTGAGAATATTCGAGTTAATTGGGAAGCATTACCTGAATATCAAAAAGCTGCTATTCGTAGAACAGCTGGTGATGTATTTGGTGCTTTATCTTCTATTATGGTTGCTATCGGTACTAATATAGCTTGGGATGATAAAGATAAAGATAAAATGCTTCTTCCTAATCTTATGCTTTATAGTGCAGACCAACTTGCAACTGAAAGTATGATGTATAATCCAATATTCCTTCCAAACAATGCTAAACAACTTTGGAGTTCTCCTATTGCAATGATGAATATGCCTAATGATATTATCAATAGTCTTAATCTTGTAGCAAATGCTATGTTTGATGATGAATTTGATTATAATTATACTACTGGTCGTTACAAAGGTGAGAATAAATTTAAAGTTAAACTTATGAGACAAGTTCCTATTTATAGAGCTTATAATAATCTTGCTACTCTTGATAAGAGTAACAGTTATTATCATTATGGTCAAAATATACTTGGCTTTGTTCCTACATCGTTTGATAAATAAACCGCCCCGTAAAAGAGTTGGTAATGTAAATTCTACTAATAAGAATTAAATAAGACCTTTATCTGTTGGAGATATTAATATTAATAGTATCTTTGCAACAGATAAAGGTTTTCTTATTTTGCCATGAAATTACTACAGATGTATGCGAAACTTTATTGCTCTATGGTGTAATGGTAGCACTACAGATTTTGGTTCTGTCAGAGCAGGTTCGAATCCTGCTAGAGTAACAAATGTTATAAGTTCTAAACTACTTGCTAAAATAAACGGTTATAGGGTTTTAAATGCCGTTTATGGTAATATTTATAAAGGTTTCTGAGCTAGATAGTCGTGATGACTGTCTAGCTCTTTTTCGTTTAATGTGTTATAGTGTGTCGCTACTAATGAATAAAAAAAAGAGTAACTCATCCTCACGGACAAGCTACTCATAGTGAAACAAAACCGATGCAGCCGCTGCTGCTAACGTTGAATTATAAATCTTATAACATGGAATGCAAATATCAAAAACATAAGTAATATTTCAATTTCTTTCGTAAGCGGTCAAATAATTAAAGTAGTATGATTAATTGACATTAATATGTAAGTTGCTTAGAAATCATTTATTATGTAATTGTGGGAGTTTCCCACTAAGTTTGGTATAGTTTAATCTCGTATGCCTGGAGCTGAAATAAGACTGACAAGTAAGAATGATTATTCGATAAATTACACTTTAAATGACTTCTAAGCTACTTTGATGTTACGGCTGAATAATTATTCAGGAGACTAGAATCACCCTCGTACAGAGGATTTCAAAATGTAGGATGTGCCATATAGCTCAACTTAATTAAAAGGAGCTTTAATTATATTACCATTACCATCAAGATAAATAACACTATCTGTGTCATATCCATCATTTGTAGAATCAATATCATTAATTTCATAGAAATCATCATTAATTCCACAAGTATCTATACTTACAGGTTTATTATTAGAAAATTTATTATAACTACAAGCACCAAGTCCGGCAACTATAATAGCAAGTATAAGTATGGCTATATTCTTATATTTATTATAATTTGGATTCATAATAATTTTAAATTAAAAACTGCTAGTACTTTCACAAGCACTAGCAGCAACAACAGAAGAAAAATTTTCAGTATTTATTTCAAATACAAATCTATATACCTCTGTATACAGTTCACATGAGTACTTCCAACAAATTTAAATGTTACTTCATCATCTTCAAGAAATATTGTAGTAGGATAATCATAAGCTTTATACTTATGAATAAGTTTTTTAGGAAGCTCTGCAAAATCTTTAATTTCAAGAGCTATTTCTTTAGATGATTTGGCAATAACTGTTTGAATATTATTTATTACTATAGCACAACCAAGACAATTCTTAGTCGTTATTATCAGGATTTTTCTTTTCATTTATCTCAGCTACTTTTTCGTAATAAGAACCATCAGGAGCAAAATGAACTCCTTCATTGTTAAGAATAGTCTCATAAGTCTTTGCAGTATTCTTCAAATCTCTGAGAAGCAAAGTAAGATTAGCAAAAGTTACTTTACCAACTTTATCACTATTCTTAGCATTTTCAATAAACTTAGCTACATTATTAACTTCAATAGCAGTATGTGCGTGCTGCTTAATCATTTCTGATACCCACTTTTTCATATTGTTTACTATTTAAATTATTAATTATTTCTTTGCGGTAGAACCGAATCCACCATCACCTCTATCAGTTATACCAAGGTCTTCAAGGTTCTCAACTGGTTCAAAACAAATTTGTCTATGATGAGGAATCTCAAGTTGACCAATAACATCACCAACTTCAATAGGTTTTGCATTAGTTATAATGGAACGGAATACAACAAAAAATTCTCCACGATAACTTTCATCACCAGTACAAGGAGAATTAGGTATTACGTAACCCATCTTGGTAATACGTGAATTAGGACGTAAAGTAAGTGAATCACGATATTCAGTAGCAACATGAATACCAGTTCCACATTTAACACGACCATCTTTTGTGATTTCAACGCTAGTTGCAATTACATCACAACAAGCATCTGTGGCATGTCCATAAGCATGACCGTCTTTATCACCTTCACTCATGTAATGAGCATACTCTGGAATTTGTGCTTTAACCTTAGGGTCAAGCCAAATCTTAACTGGAACAAAATCAATAGCTGTACGAAGAGCTTCTTTAAGTTCTTTTTCAGCTAACTCTCTGTTGTCAGGAGTGTCTTTAAAAGCATTTGCATAATTAATCATTGCATCTGCTATACGATTACTTAATTGACTCATAATTTAATTATATGTTATTTGTAATACATTAGTATCAAAATTATAAACTATAGCATCATATTCATTTATCCATAATTGTTTACTATTATTGAATCTATCTTTAGTAGTTTCACAATTACGTTTAAAAGCATTAGTACTACATCGTCTAATAACAAGAGGATTTAATAGATAATATTTAGAATCAATATCAAAATTATATTCATCAATACCTTCTATATCTTTCCAAGCAATCATAACACCAGCTTTAATTAGTTCTTTAATTGCATCTCTAACTCTATCTGGAGTTTTAGCATTAACTAAACCGGATTTGATTACTTCTTTTGTAACTATTCTAAAACTAGTTTGATTTTGACTAAGTTTCTTATAAATATAATAAGCTACTTGAGTTGCAGTTTTAGAACAATGTACAGCTATTTCAGGAGCAAAATATGTTCCTGCTCCTTTAAACACATCATAAATAGTTTCTACATCTTGTAGTTTACCATCTATTTTAGTTCTAGCTTTACCTGTTGCTTCAGCCATAATTGTTTTATAATTTATAAAAATAATCATAGTACCATAAGTATTATATACATCATCAACGCTTGTGCAAATATATAAAAAAAGTAGGTTGCTATCACAACAACCTACATTTTTTAGCGTTAAATAATGTTTAACAAACTAACACTCAATATGTTATAACGTACCTATATAATATATAATACAGCATATTAATGTTAGTTGCTATGATTATCACTACAAAGATAAGCATTATCATCAGTATTACTACTAATAATAAGTAGTTTAACGATAGTTTAACCACTAACATCTTCTACGGGGCGGCTTTAGCTGCTTCTAGTATTCTAGCACTAGTAGTTGCTCTATCCTCCCCGTAAAGAGGTGTATCAAAAGTTATATAGCATCATTCCTAATGACGTTACCCATTCTTTAGCATCTTCTTTATTATCAAATACTAATTCTTCTGGAACATTAGGAACACCTTTAGTTTCATCAATCATAATAGTGTAATTTACAACACTTTGATTATTATCAGCATAACTAGTAACTGCATTAATTGTACCAACAAAGAATTTACCACTAATATGACTAAAAGCTAGTACCTCATCACCAACTTTGTAATGAGGTACTTTAAATTGATTTTCATTCTTGTTAAAACTAACTTGCATAAGCTATAACAGAATTAAGAGCTTTATTCATATTATTATTAGCACTACCCCAAACAAGACTATTCATACGTTTCTCACCTTCAAGATTAGCAACGTTACAATAGAAACCAGTTACAGCATTATATGCACCCCAGGCAGTACCACAAATATCTTTCTGACCGATACCATCATTATAGTAATCCATCATATTATAAAGTTGATTAGCTTTACGAGAAGATATTTCAACTGCTTCAAGAAGTCTATAATCACGAGCAACAAGTCTAGCATAACCTTTATTAGGGTCGTACTGATTAATTCGTTCAATTTCAGCAGGAGTAAGTTGCAATTCACAAAGATACTTATAAACTTCTTCATCACTCATCTTAATAGTAGTAAGATGACGATAAAGTTCTTGAGCATCTAAAGCATGAGAACAAGCAACTTTAAGTACTTGAGCACCAAGCTCAAGTTTCTCTTTTATAGACTTAGTATGTCTAAGTTTAATATGACAAGAAGCTTTATCCAAAGCACCATTAAGTATATTAGTACAAATAACACGAACAGGAGTAATCATAATATCTACAGATGAACCACCATCATGTCCATTACTAAACACAAGATAGTTATCTATAACATCGTCTTTACTTACAGAAGTTTGTACTGGAAGTTTAGCACTAACATATACTTTCTCTCCCATGTTAAGACAAGCAGCTTTATCCCAAATTGCTTTACCTTCACCAATAGCATCATTAAAGAAGTTGAAAGCATCCATATTTTGAACAACTTCATACTTATCTTTAACTATACCTAAAGGATAATTACAATCTGTACGATAGGTAGCATAAGCATTAGCACACTCACGATAAATATTACCATCATGTACAAAAGCATCTTCACCTAAATCATTATTACTGCCTATTCTAAAAGGCATTTTACCTACAAGTTCACACTTTTGAACAGACCAATCAAGACCTGCTACTTTCATTACTTCTTGTGCAGTTGCACAACCTGAAACGTCTTTACCCATAGCCCAAGGAAGACCACCACGATTAAATTTACTCATAACTCAGCGTTATTAAATTGTTAAACATTAAATTAAATATTATCAGCAGGAGGAAGAGCCTCTTGATTATCTTTACTTTCTTCTGTATAATCAGGATTTAAATCACTGACATTCCAAGTATCACGTATTACATTTGCAACAATAAGTTCTACACTAATTATATGTTTCTTTAGTTCTTCACCATTATATCTAAGATATGAAGCACTACTTGTAGCATCAGATAAATCTTCTGCTAGAATATTAATATTAAGAAAAGTATTAGCTTTTACTTTAATATTTGTTTTAACGAAATATATATTATACATAATATTATTATTTATATTAATAAGATGTTATATTTATAATGTCTAAAGATGAATCATACTCTACATTAGCAGCATATACATCATCAACCATAACTTGACAGTCTCCATTAGTTTCTTGGAGACTGTTAAGTTTTTGTATTAGTTCTGAAACTCTCATGTTATTTGATAGTTAAATTATCATTTTCAACAACTTCAGCAATATTGGAAACACAACCATCATCTTTGATTTTAACTTTCATAAGTTTCTTATCAATACTAGGTTTAAATTTCCAACCATCACGATTAACAGCTCCGATATTAGTCATAAGCTGATAACCATCACCCTTGAGAAGGTCTGTAAGTTTAACTGGAACAGTAACCTCAATATTAACATCATCAAGGTCTTCTATTTCAATTTCACTACATTCGTAATTACCAGAATCTTTAGCAGTATTAACAATAGCATCAAGTAATGCTTGTTCATCTACAGAAGAGTTCTGATTAAGAGTACCGGTATATATACCATTAGCAAAAGTTACTTTAAGCATATCATTAATAGCTTCAAGTTTCTTACTATTAACTTCAATAGTTTCACTTTTACGAATAGTTACTTTACCAGTACCCCAATCAATCCACTTCTTACCACTCTTATCTTCTTTACCATATTTCTTAATAACAAAGAGAACAAGATTAGTAAGACCTTTAATTGTATTCTCTTTAGACTTCTTGAGTTTAGCAAGTCTATCAGTCTCAGACTTAATAGCAAGAATATCAGCATTCAAACTATTAATAAAGTTAGTTATATTCTTAACTTTATTAGTCATTTCTTTACCATTAATTTCAAGCTTTTCTTCCATTTCTGGAGTTATTTCTCCACCTGCTTCTTCAATCTCATCATAAAGAGAATACAGTTCTCTATCAATATCAAAAATACTTTTTTCCATAATTTTACTTTATTATTTAATAGTCAAAGCTACATCTGCTTTATGAGATTGTGTATCATCAGCAGAATAATTACGACTTATAGTAACACGAATATCAACTTCAGGATTAGCTACTTCAAAATCACTAATTAATTGAAGAATATTCTTCTTCAAATTCTCTGCACGTTCTTTTACTTCTTTAATTGTCTTTTCCATAATTTTATAAGTTTAAATGAGTTTCTACATTATTTACTACACATAAAGGACATTCATCAGTTAGCATGAATACAGTTTCAGCAGAACAATAACCGTTTGATTCAAGCCAATCTACAGCTCTTTCATTATCGTCAGCAGCAGTTTCATTTTCTGCAAAATCCTCAGTTACGTCAGCAACTTCAATTTGTCCTATATTATAATTTAATATACTTATCCACATGATTATTCAGGATATACTTGTTGAATTAATTGTTTAGCTAATTCACCCATCATAGGATGAACTTTACCACTAACTTGATTACTACGTAAAGCAATCCAATGCTCCCAATCATCAACAAAAGCAGTATGAACTACTTGTGTCTTAGTATTAAGAGGAAGAATTTCTCTAGCTTGCTGCGCAGTCCAACCAAGTTCACGAGTTTTACGATAAACTAAATCACAAATTTGAAGACCATAAAAGAACCAATCTACAGCAGTCCAATTATCTGTATATTGTTCTTCAATTACATTATTATCAAAGACTTCATTATCATTAAAGAAACCTTCATTATAATCATGACCTTCATCAGTAGGGTCAACATCTGGAACCCAAGGAAGTTTAGCAACAGTTATTCCATTACCAAATTTACCTTTATCGTAAGCACAATAACGAGTAGATTCTTCTACAATACTATTAACTCTATGACGATTGAGTTCACGACTAGCACCAATATCTGTTATAAAACAAACAGTAGTTCTTGGTATATAGTAAGGACAATTAGGAGTTGTATCTATAAACTCAAGAGTATCAATAGCGTAATTTTCTATTATTACTCTAAGATTTGTAGTAACATAAAGATAACCATCATGATTATTAGTTCTACTATATTTATTATGCTCATATACACCTTCCCACATAGCAGCAGCTCTAGGCATGAAAGTAGGAAATTTAAGATGAACTGTAGCATGTTCACAACAACTTAAATGAAGACTTGTTAAATCTACATCACCATAAGCATTTGGAGCAAGTATCCGTTCATATGGATTCTTAGGATTAACCTTAGTGAGATTGAAGAAATCATGTCCTTTAAAAATAGTTCTAAGAAGAAAATTATAAGCATCTTCATTTTCATTCTTTGGAGTAGATTGATAAGCAACACGAGTACATTTAGCTATATGTTTAAAAATAGCATCAAGTGTATAACCATCTTGTTTCCAAACTTCAACACTAGGATTTACAACTTTAATCATATTATTTACTTTTTTCATGTTTAACAGAATCTTTTACAGGACTATAATCATTAGGAGATATAGCAACTATATTCTCTTTATGTTCACTAGTAACAGGAATTTCTTTATCGTCAGCAGATAAATTATATACATATCCATCTTTATCTCTACAAAGATGTTCAAAACCATAAGCAGCTATAATTTCATTAGTTACATCTTTCTTACTGGTTTCTTCGATAAGAATAAGTTTATCTGTTTTAACAAGATTAGAAATATCAATGAAAACTGTATCTACCCGCCCCGTAGAAGGTATTGTAGGTTCATGTCCATTATCACTAGCTTGCCAAGCTAATAACATATTACAATAATTAGCTAAATCTTGAATAGTATCAAACATACTTTCATCTTCAACATTAGGATTATTGTAACCTTGAAAATCATCTTCAATAAGATGAACCAAACGATTAGCTTTATCATACATTCTAGCTAGACCATATTTATAGCCTAGTTTATCACAACCTTTATTGAAAGCATTACCATAATCAGCATTCTTCTTAGCCATAAGGCTAAGCATCTTATTTTGCTGGTCTCGTAATGCAACAACTTCAGGAGTTACAAGATGCTCTGGAACTACAGGTCCAAGCGCCGCTTTCCAATACTTTAAATCACTTTCTGTCATAATTGTTATTTTATTAAGTTAAATATCAGTCATTCCCACAGCTTCAATAGTTTTTCCACTATGTAAATGAATCAAATGATTTTCCATACATTCTTCGGTAGTTCTATTGAGAGGAAAAGAAAGTCTATCTTGCAGATTATAATATCTAGCAAAATCTTTAATATCATCAAACCATAATATGTGGCAGCCTATACAGAACTTCCATTCTTTATAGCCTAATTTCTCAGGTTCATCTTGTCCACATTTAATAAGGTCAACGAACTTATCTTCATAAGAAATACTTGAAACACAAAATGAACCAATTTTAAATTCATCACGTTTAAATCTAAATATAGTTTTACCACTAAGAATATAATCAGTATAAATACGATTAAATACATTAATAGCAGTTTCAATATGAACTATAGCACCACGACTAGTTTCAACCCAATTAGGTTTACCAGGTTTAAGTCTAAGTTGAGTATTAGAGAATACAGCCTTATAAATAAAACTAGGAATAGGTTCAATGGTTCTTTTATAATAATTGGCATAATATCTAATATACTTTATTCTAGAAGTATAATTAAGTTTTCTCCAATCATCAACAGAACTATTCATCTTAGATAAAGCTTCTTTATAATTAGCTTCTGACTTATCAGCATATCTCTTAGCAAGTTTATCAAAATCTTCAGCTTTAGCTTTATCTTTGATTTTTACTTCTTCAATATAATCATCAGACCAATTCTTATCAAGTTCTTTCCAACTAATACCTTTATAAAGACAAAACTTAGTATAGAACTTACATTTCTCAATTTTAAGTTTTTCTTCATCAGTAAACAGTTTATCTTCAAGAATGGTTTTAATAGTAGGAAAATCAACTTTATAATCATTTATCCAATATGGCTTAGTATATAAAGGTTTACATTTAGGTATAAACTTATATTTATCAGCAAAAACTTTAATCTCAGTAAAATATTGTAGTCGATGTTCACTACCATAATTAGGAATTTTTTTACTTCCACTATTAAGAACTTTATATTCGTGATAATACGTTTCAAGATACTTTTTAATAAGATACGTCATGTGCATCTTAATAAGTACTTTCTTATTCTTTGGTTCAGTTATATCATAAAGAGGAATATCTTCATCAGTTTTATAAATAGTATAACCTACTGGAAGACTATATTTGATACTCCAAGAATAATCAGTTCCTTCTTTAATTACAGCTATTTTACGTTCACGGTTAATAACAGCCATACAAGCACCTTTGAGACCTCCACACCAGTCTTCTTTATCCCAATTCTCTTTAATATAATCAGGAGTAAGTTTTGTTCCTAATGCTTTTCCTCTATGGAAGAAATAACCATAACCAAAACAATAACAATGAAGGTTACCATTATACCAACCAGGTTCATCACGATGAATACCTTCATGAATACCGCCATCTTTAGTAAACGAATGTTTAACTTTTTTATTAGGTTCAGCACCTACTTTACTTTTAGTCATAAGTTGTATATTTTAAATGTTTTACAATAAATATTTTAAATTGCATGATTGCGAATAGCATAATAAAGAAACATTAAAACTCCTATTATTACATAAGGTGCAATAAGTACTAAACAACCAAACCAACCACTATTGTAATCTTCATCAGTCATACTATTAAGTTATTTAATATTTTAATTTTATTTCTAACGAACTAAATTTAGTTATGTGAATAACTAATAAGCGAGCATAATAAAGCCGCTCACGCACGAAGTAAAGTGGAAATCTGCCACATCTTCTACGGGGCGGCTCTAGCAATTTAATGTTATATGTTCAACTGATACACTTCACCATCAGGTTGAGCATCAACAAGTTTAACTTCAACATTAGCATCTACAGTCATAGTATTAAGAATAGAATCTTCAATAACTTCTTTAGGAATAGAAAACTTTAATCTACTATAATTATCTTTATTAGTTATACTAAATTTGCAATCAACATTATTCATACTAACAGCTAGAAAATAATCATCTCGTTTAATAGTTTCATTCCATCGTTTCATAAACTTATAGAACATTTTAAACTTTATTTCTCGACTATATAATCTTTTAAACTTTGGAGAATACCAAGTTTTATGTTTATCTAATTCTTCTTTTACATTATCATAAGCGTTTAAATTCATATTACTAATCTGTTATATCTACAGCCTTAGCATGAAAAGGAACACTCTTAACTCCAGAACGTTCTCTATATTCTACAAAGGCATATTTACCAATAAATTTTTCTTTATTCTTTAAGATATACTCTTGTCTTGAATGGTCAAAATTAAGAGTACATTCAAATAGTTCTTCATTAATGTCGTTTCTAAGAACAAGTTTACAAAGATTAGTTCTAATTCCTTCAGGAACAACATCAACAATTTTGAACTTAGCATCATCAACTCGTTTATATTTAAGCATAGCTAAATTACGAGCACCAAATTGATAAGCAGAATTAATATCACGAACAATAAGACCTTCAAAACCGAGACTTATAAACTTATCTCTAAATCTTGTAGCATCAGTAATATTATTGATATTAACATCAGGTAATAATATGAATTTACTCTTATTATTAAGATGCTGTTCATAAGTATCAAAAGTATAACATAGTCTACTTATGTTATCAATCTTAAACTTACGTCTAGCTTCATAACTCATATTGTCAATAGCAATATCATAACACCAATACTGAAGAAGTAGATGTTGAGGCAGCTTTTCATTCTTAACAAAACTATTAATATCATTTACTTTATAACCAGGAATATAAAGCTCACCATCAAGGCAAGCTCCTTCTTCAATCATAGCATCAAGCAAATCATCTTTAATAGCTGGAAGAATTACTTCATCCATCCAAGTAAGTTTAGAAGTCCAATCAGTACCTTCTCTAGAACGATAAGTAAGTCTAACAGGATTAAACAAATCATTAGTTTGTTCAGCACCAACAATACATCTAACACCATTAATTTTATACTGACCTAAATAACTACGTTTATCAAAAGGTTTGTTATCTTTAAGTACTTTTGCAAGCATTGGAAGAACAAAACCTTCATCAGTAGTATTATTCTTTGGAAGATAAGTATTAAGAAAGTTAAGAAGAACACAATCTCTGTCTATTTTTAAAGGAGCATTATCTTTAAGTTCAGAAACTTCTTTATATCCTTCTTTGCGTTTAGCCTTAATTCGAGATTCTATTTCATTACCTCTACTAAGTTTAGCTTTAATTATTTCGCTATGTTTATGCCCTCCTACAACACCATAATGAACTATATACTCATTATCTTGACCCCATTCGTGAATACTCCATGAAATAGGGTCACCTTTAGCGTTTCTTTTAAATAGTATCATATATTAATTTTAAGTTTACTAATAAGTTTAGCTCTAGCTTGAGCATTTAACTGAGCAGCACTTTGAGTTTTCTCTTTCTTAGGTTTTTCAAAACCTTCAAGAGTTTCTTCTTTAGCTTTCTTTCTAGTAGTACGAGTAGTCTTCTTTAAACCTTTCTTCTTATCATATACGATAGGAGGATTATCTTCTTCATATTTAAGATTACGTTTATGTAAAGCTACAAGTTTAGAAACATATTCGTCTCTTTTATTTTCATCAATCCACCCTTGTTCAAGAGCATAATTAATTCCATATAGAGTACGACTAACTTCATATTGATAAGGAGTACCAATAGTTTGCATCATTCTCATATCATCTTTGATACGAGAACAATCAAGACGAACACAAGCTTTAGCAACAAATTCATCAGCACCACAAGTACTAATATCTTTGATAGCCATAGCTTGAACTTGTTTATCTATTACCATAGTATAAGCTTTTGGAAATCTTACCATTGTTTAGCTATTAATCTGAATATTACAACTTTATCTGGTTTACCTAGACGACCATGAGCATATTGAGCCATAGCACCAATATCATCAGTCTCTCTAGTTTGATACATTTTTGTAGGCGTTTTACAAGTATGAGTATCATAATCGTAATTAAGAGGAATATGAACAACATCTTTAAAAGGAATTAATTCATTTAAAGCATCATAATCTTCAGTACCATCATGAAAGTCTACTTCACCATACGAAAATATATTATCAGTATCCAACTCAAAAGTAATACCACCTCTAGTTATAGTGATAGGTTTACCTTTATCAAGTAGAGCTTCTTCTTTATCACTTATCCAAGTCATAAGAATACGAGTTTGTGATTTAATCTTATTACCAGCTTTCTCAGTATGGCAAATCACAGTCTGATAATCTTTTGAAATAGGCATCGGTATCACTCTTATCTTTTCTGTATCGGATTTCGACATATCTAATAGTTTCTCTAATAAAAGTATCTATTTCATCATTATTGAATTTATCATGTAAATCAGCAAAATCTTTACACTCATAATTCTCAAGTCCGAATTCTCCACGAGTAATAAAAAGATAAGGAATGCCATAAGTTTCTAAAAGATAATCAGCACCATCACGTCCAGTCCTATCAAAATCTAGAAGACTAACAATCATACCTTCATTATTAAGTCTTTTTCTAAGCCAAGTATATTCATTAGCTTTAAGTCTATAATTTTCACTAGGAAGATTAACAACTCCAATATTAAGAGTTTTTCTATCCGCCCCGTAGAAGGTATGTTTGCTTAGATGACTACCTAAACTTAATCTATCTTTACTAGACTTAGTTATAATAATATAATCATAATCTTCTCTTTCTAGATTAGGAAGACCTTCAAGTACATTACAATTAGTTACAAACTTTAATTCCTTAGTTCTATCACGTAATGGAAAATATAGTTTAATAAGATATACTCCAGATTTATTACGACCAAGCATATAAGCATAACAAGGGTCACTTTTAGCATCTTTATATTTAGGAGTAGGATTAATTACTCTATCAATATAATATTGCTCAACTGGAATAACAAAATGAGTATTAAGATAATTCAAATCTACATTTAATTTAGCCCATATAGCTTTATCTTGACGATTCCAACTACGAGGAACAATTTCAATAATAGCTTTTTTATTACGAGCTTTAACGAGAGCATTCTTTATAGATTCGTCTACATCATAATCATTAATATGATTATCTATTTGATACGAAAACGTTCTATAAATATGACTTAGTACAAAATAAAAATCTTGTTTATTATTTGTACTAATTGGTCTTTCATATACAATACTTAGTACGTAAGCTACTACACCATACACATCATCAAAGAAACCAGCACCACCAAAATCACGAACTTTAAGTCTACCCTTGGCATTGTATGCAATACCCATACTACCATCAGTATCATCGTCACGAAATACAGAAGTAATAAGATGATTATGTTCAACACAATCTCTAACTACTTCTAATGGTATATCTAAGTATTTACTTACAATTTCTTCTTGACTTACTCTAGATTCTATAAAAGCTTTTGTAAGTTTACTTGTGTTAGCGTTACGTTTCATATTGATAAAAAAAATTAGGGGCAACAACAGTATTACTACCATCGTTGCCCCCTTAGAACATTAAACTTTAGTTGAGAATTAGTAGGCAAAGAGATAACTCTTCACTTATCTACTTAGAATGGAAGGTCATCTGTAGCAGTTGGGTCAAATCCGGCACCAGCAGGAACATCACCAGCAAACTCACCACCAACAGGAGGAACTACAGCACCACCAATCATACCAGACATACCAGGAATACCAGGAACACCAACAGTAGGAGTCTTATTAGTCTGCTTAGGAGTAATACTTTCCTTAACCTTATCGATAGAAAGAATAACAGGAGGAAGAATCTTTCCTTCCTTCATCTTAACTAGTTCAATAGCACCAGCACCAACAAATGAAGTAAACTGCAAATCTTTACTACGGTCAACATCTACCCAATCACCTTTACGATTACGAGTAGCACGAAGCAACTTAATCCAACAAGAAAGAGGTTTACCATTACCATCCTTAAAGCAAGGCTTAGGAGTAGCACCATCAGCAAGATTAAACTGACCATTAAGCATAGCAGCAACATTCTCAAAGATATGACGATAACCATTAAGAACATCCTGTGCATCTACTGCATTATACTCAACATTACCATTCTCATCTTCTGTGAAATCAACAAAATCAAGAGTAAGTGCATCTTCCTCTTCAACAGTCAGTTCACGTCCTTTAAGATAGAATACATCAAGAAGATGCTTTGTCCAATTAAGAAGAGCATCTACTTGCCAAGCATTCTTACCACCAGGAATAGTATCAACATTACTCTCAACTGGGAAGAAAGTCTTAGTAACATAACGACGTTCCTTAGCATTCTCATGATTACTAGCGAAAGTAACCACAAGACGAGGCATCTTGAGACCAGCAAAAGAATTACCTTCAGCATTCTGAGACCACTCTACACTTACAGAATCAAGATGAGCCATAAATAAGCCATTAGCTGGGCTAGCGTCTTTCTCATGAAATTTAAGACGAGCAGCAGCTACTGTGTTATTACTAATACCTCTACGATTCTTCTTTGCAGCACCATTTGCAACTGCTGCTGCTTCTTTTATTACATCTGTCATAACTTAATTAAGTTTTAAACGTTTATATTAATTGATTAAAAAAGGGAACTGATTGCTCAGTTCCCTATAAATAAAGCGAATGAATATCTAATGAATGAACTAATTACTCAGCAGATTCAGCATCCTTATTAGCAGCTACACGAGCAGGCTTCTCATCAGTGTACTCACCAAGAGGATAATAGATAACATCAACAATCTTATGACCATCGTTGAACTTACCTGTCTCACCAGCCTTAACATCAACAGAGAATACACGCTTCAAAGCAGTCTTATCTTTCATATCAGCTTTAAGCTGCTCCCAGTTGTTTGTATCAGAGAAGTTAAGCTTCAGACCAGTACCAACTGCATTACCACTAGCAGCAAGCTTACAACCACTGAATGCCTGAGTCTGTGGACTCTGCATCTCATCAACTGTATAATACTCCTTAATCTCATCATCTGTAGCATCCTCATTAAGGTTGTAAGCAGCAATGAGCTGAGCACGATTAGCAGCAATGATAGCATCAACATTCTCAGCATAGAGCTTCTTCTTCTCTTCCTTAGTAAGACGAACAGCTACAGTAGCTTCTGAACCATCCTTCTTAAACATAGGAACACCCTTAGCAATATACCAAACAGTAAGAGACTTAATACAAGCTTCTACACCCTCAGAAGTCTCAAGGTCGAAACCATTATTCTTAGCATACTCCAACAAATCGGCATTTTCCTTAGACATTACAAGTGCTTCAACATCAGCAATGTTATTAGCAAACATAATGTTATCACCAGCCTGCAAACCAAGAGCCTTAGATACAGAACCTGTGATAGAAAAACCACCCTTAGTAGTAGCAACAATAAGCTGAGGTTCAGCATTAACTACACTACTCTTAACACCACTTGCAACTGCTGAAATACCGAACATTAAACCGTTAATCTTCATAATTTTAAAATATTTAAAATTGTTAATAAAATAATTATATAGTATAATACTATTTACACACTAAATTGTTCCTTACTCTGGAGAAACTTCACCATTAGAAATTTCTTCAATATTTACAAAGTCTTCATCATTAGGAACTGAATTGGCAAAGACTTCGGATAATTCATCGTCTGACATAACACCCATAAGAATATCACTAGCTATATCACGAGCACCATACATAAAAGCACGATGTCCAATCATGATACGAGTATATTTCTTAAAAGTATCTTTAGTAAATAAGTCAGCCGTATTAGCTTCTGTATAAGAGAAATGTCCTACAGCATGAGTTTCAACTACTTTACCATATATTCTCTTAAACCTAGTAAACTTATATTCAGTAACATAATCTGTAGGAGTAGCCTGAGTTCTAATAACAGGAAACTTACCTTCTTGAGCTACTTTCATAGCTTGTGCTAGATTAATACACTTAATACATTGTTCGTTAATTTGAAATTCATTGTATATTCTACCTTTTAAATCTTTATAGTATTTAAGAGGATAAACACCAACTATTTCATCGTCTGTTTTACTTTCAGCTTCTGCTTTGGTACGACATTTAACACAATACTGTGGAAGTAGTGTCTCATCATAAACATTATTGCCATCAGTATACTTATACTGAGGTACATAATCTTTAGTAGTTTCCCAGACTATACCTGCCCTTGACAACAACGCTTTGACGATATGAACATCAACACCGGTTTTACCATTAATTACATGGATATGTTCTATACAAGTACTAAAAGGTAATCTTAAATCTTGTGCTCTCATAAGAATAGCAAGACCTTCATTTACACTCTTAACACCGCCTTTTTCTGTAGCAATAATCTTCTTTAGAAATACTTCTGCATTAGCAAGTTGTTTCTCATCAAGAAGATTTAGAACATGAATACCAGTATTAACATCATCTTGTCTAACAATCAAACTACGATTGCTACCATTTTCATCTTTAGTATCATTCATTATTTCAAAGAGCTTATTAGTTCGTTTTCTAATTTCTGCTGCAAAGATAAGAACTTTTTCTTAATCAACAATATAATAAGCATCATTATTATCAACTTTAACATTTCTATCAAAATCATTAATTATTGTATGATTGATTGGAACAGTCCTATTTTCTAGTTTTTTCTCCTCTAACGTACTTCTATAGAATAAGGTATATAATAGTACCTCATTACTGAAATGAACCTTAGAAAGTCTATAGAAATAGCTCTCAATAGTATCACATAGCGGAGAAGTGATTATAACCAAATCAATATCAACATCTAAAGACTTATCAGGTGAAGCACCGCAAGAAATCACATTTATCTTATGGGTATTCATAAGTTTCTGTGCAAGTTTCTTTTGAGCAATAACACCTAGAAGTTTAGGTTGACCTTTCTTTGGACCACTCTTTATAAGAATAGGATTTCCATAATCATCTACAGCAGGAACATTATCTACTTTATCATGGCAATTAGCACAAATCCTTTTACCAGATTTATCATTAAGATAATCAGTAACAAGATTAGCAAAGTCACCATACTTGTTTATAATGAGTATATTCTTGTCTGAATTGTTATTGACTATATCTAAGATATTACTAAGTTTATCTTTAGAACTAGCAAGTTTAGTACTACGTTCTCTAATAATATTATAAATACTATCAGCACGTTCTTTAATAGCAGAAGGACTATACAGTTTATCTATGTTTCTATTAAATTCTGAGGACATATCTAAATGATTATCCCAACCATTAGTACGAGCAATAGCATCACATATCATCATACTAGAACAATTAGTAGCACTATTTCCCAATCTAGCATACTTGATATTATCAAAGTTACCAAATATAGCTAGAGCAGTAGAAATTTCCCTATTATAATAGTTCATTTCTTTATCTAGTTCAGTATCAGGTGTTATAGTTAACTCTACTAAACACTCTTTTACGGGGCGGTTAGTTCTAACTTCATCAATAACATTTTGACTAAAATTATCAATACTAGGAGCAACAGTATAGAAATCATCCATAGTTTTATTATCTAGTAGTTTACTAAGAATTACTAGATTAAACTTAGACTTTTCTATCATAGCTATATGTACAAAATGAAATATACTAGGATTATAAATTATAGTCAGTAAAGGACTATAATCATTAATATGTTCAGCAGCATATTCAGTAGTTAAAATCCTAAGACTTCCATTATGTATTACAGTACGAAAAGAATTATTCCATACTTCATTGTTCAAAGTAGTTAGATAACTTTCAATACTACTTCTATCTACAAAATCTTTCACAATAATAACAACACTAGTCGTAGGAGACTTATTGTAAAGTTGTGAAAGAATATAAAGCAGAGGTCTTAGAGCATCAAAAGGAGCAGGTATTACAAAAGTACCTATTCCTTTATTTAATCTCCAAACTTCAACAGCATTTAAATAAACTTGTTCTTCTGTCATTATTCTTCTTCATTATCAAATAAACTATTATACATACCAAAGTTCTTCTTTAATAGAGCTTTTCCACTAAGAGTTTTATTCTTTGCATTACCTTTCTGATTAGGACTTATTCCAAGCTTAATAGGATTAATAATCTTATAAGCTTCTTCATAATAATAAGCATAATTTATATTACGCTCACTAATATCTTTATCATCAAGTAAATTAAGAATTTGAACTGGCTTTCCACTAGCTAGTACACTGCGTTTACCGGTAAGTTTATGCTCTTTCATAATCACAACTCCTCTAGTAGATACATAGAAACGAACATGAGGTTGACTACGAACTTCAACACGTTTTCCATCTACTACTTTTTCATAAACAACTTCAAACTGTTTACCAACATTTTGAGTTTTACAAAAATCAAGAACATCTTTATGATTACAAAGAGTTTCCATTACAGATACGCCATGAGCAAAATACTCAAATACAGCAGTAGCTACAATAGGCATATCATAACCTTTCTTAAGGTCTTTGATATACTGCTTTGGGTCAAGAGCACCTTTATACTCAAGTTTATCGTTACTTTGAATATCAAAATAGTTATTCACATTGAGACTAACAAGCATCTTATAATGTTCATCATCAGCAGACATTCTATTAGTCTCATTCCATTCCTTACAAATTTGATTATAAACATCAATTTTATCATAAGGAAGCTTTATAACGATACCATCTGTATTAGCACTAACAACATGTATTCCAGCAAGTTCAAGAGATTCACAAAGAGTCATTGTCATTAACTGACCATTAATAGTAACTCTCATTTGTGCAAGTCTATCATAAAGCCAATAATTTTCATAACCATATTTACCATAAATAGCATTGATTACAATCTTTAATGCTTCAGCTGCTAGACTATTATGTACACCAGGAACTACAAAACCATCTTCATCCTTAGTATGTTTACACTTAACACGCGTCTGTTTAAAGTAATCTACCATGTTTACAAACACCTTAGTATTAAGATGTTCAGGTACTACTTCATAGCTAATCATTATACTCGGATAGTAGGATGTATAATCATGATGAACATAAACATATTTATTAGTACTTTTGAGTATTACAGGCTTATCTTGAGTATGAATACCTCCAGTAGCTAAAGTATATGTTGTACCATAAAAATCTATTTCACGTACAAAACTATCTTTATTAGTTCTATATATTACAACGTTCTTCATTTCTTCAAGTAAATCTTGAAGTTGTTTAGTCTTAAACTTAATATGAGGAAATATAATACGTTTAAACGATAAAGCAGTTCGTTGAGTACGAAGATTTTTAAAAGCATCTTCTTTAAGTCCACTACGTTCAGAATAGAACTTATTAAGAAGTTTATCAGCAATATTACTTCTAGCACTACATAGAAGATTAAGTTTAAAAGCATAACCTAGACTATATCTAAGTTTAATCTCATCAGGCTTTTGTCTAGCTATCTCACAAACAAGAAATACATCATTCTTATTATAATGAAGCATAGGCTTTATATATTTAGGCATAAGATACCTATCAAAGTCAGCAACAAACAAATGATTTAATTGTTCATTTGTCATGCCTTTATATTCATCTTTTTTCCTATATACATCACCTTCTTCATCATCTATTGGAGGTAGCTTAAAATCAAGAAGATTATACCATTTAAGATTAATACTAACTTGCTTCAAACTTTTACCATATTTCTTACGTTCACCAGTATCTTTATCTACATTTACTCCAGCAGAATTAAGAGCATAAACTTTAAACAAATCAACAGTTACATAAGGTAATCTATACTTACGAATAACATTAAGTAGAGGGTCATTCCATAAAGCATCTTTATCATCTTGTAGAGATATTAGTTTATTATTCACTTCTTTAAGAAATGAACAAAGTTGTTTACTAGTATCAAAACGATTCCAATACATAAGGAAAGCTCTAGTCATCATATCATCATAAGCTTGATTGTTATAGCCAAATAAATCATATCTGTCTACAGTGCCATCATCTTTAGTTATAGGACGCATCTTCTCAAAGAAGTCTATCAACTCTAACATCTGTGAATCATCTGTATCAGTAACATAAAATATCCAACTCTTTACACTATCAAGTCTAGATTTAATTTCTTCAACTGTTAAAGTATCAATTAAAGCACCTTTACAATCTGCAAATTTATCAAGATAATCTCTAACATCTACAAAAGTAAATGAAATCATATTCTCAAATACTTCTAAGTCTACAGCTAAACTATGAATCATTTATCAATTTAATTATTTTCATTCCATTATAATTATTATCTTTACTAGCAGTAAACCATTTAACTAGACGATTACGAAATTCATCGTATTTATTATCATCTATAAACTTAATAAAAGGAGAGTAATTTGTACTGTAAACATAAGGAGCTATATAATATAGTTTATCTTTACCTTTAGTAATATCAAAACCAAAATTAGTAGCAGCACTACCAAGAAGCATTATCTTCTTGATATTATTAATTTTAATATCAGCAAATGTATGAAGCATACATCTATTAGCTATATATTGGTTTACAGGACAACGTTCATCAAGCTTACAACGAATAAGAGGAACAATATAAGGGTCTAGTTGTTCTAGACCCCCCGTAAAAGATGTGATAGTTTCCTTTACTATTTCCACATACTTACTAAATGTCATTCCTCTATTCTTATAAGCATTGTAATCAACATTAGGTATAACAATAATCATACCTGACATTGGATTACCAACACCATCGAGACATTTGCACTTAGTATTAAACATACCTAAAGCACAATCATTACACACTTTAGGAAGCATAATTACATATTATCTACGATAATAACCAAGAGCAATTCCAGGATATTTACTAATAGTCATAAGACTAGGAAAGTTACAACCATTTTCAATACGCTTACGAGCTTTAATTTTATCACTTCTTTTCATAATTAATTAATCTTTAGTAGGTTCAACATAATCTTCTACTTTTATAAACTTCTTAATATTAAAATCATTACATATAGAAGCTACAAATATGAAGATATTATCACGTTTGCCCCAAGTTTTATCTAGCTTACGTTTATAACCGTAAGCAACAACTGTACCATCAGCCCTAGCATCAAGTTTAGCAATTTTATAATACTGGCGTTTAACACCCCAAGCATTATTATTTTCAAATATATAAACATCGCCAACTTTAATAGGACAATTAGCAATAATATCAGCAGAAGCTTCTTTATTAAGAGTTTCCATTCTACTCTTATATTCAGCTTCTATTTCTTTCTTTTTACTAATGTAACATTGAACACGTTCATTAAAAGAAAGTTTATTCCAATCATTACTACACATTTTATTTAATATTTTAATTTTCAATTTGAGCGCATCAAATAATTTTCGTGATTAATTAATCGACTAAACTATTCAAATTGCTTAAAACTCAACAAAATTGTCATCTGATGAATTTGGTATCACTTCAATGTTCCATTCTGCCAGCGAAAACTCGACACTTTCATAAACATAATCAGGACGAACAACAACACCTTTATGATAATTATCATCAATAATAACAATAGTAGCATCTAAGAGAGTACCGATAACAGTACGACTATTATCTTTTTTGGTTAACTTTACAATATCACCAAGGTTCAAATCATTTTCATCAAGAATACCATTTGATATAGTATCTTTAATTCTAGCTACATCTTGTTCTTTTTGTTTAAGAACTCGAACTAGTCTAACAAAGCTATTATTATCAATATCCATATCTCAAATACACTTTTTCTTTAGCTCTACTAACAGCAACATAAAGCCGCTTATTAATATCACTAGCGTTAGGGTAAGGTCTACCATATTTGTCATAAACTATATCCATAACATCTACCATGCTTACATTGTAAGTTGAGCCTTGAGACTTATGACTACTAATAGCAAAACCATAATCTAAATCTCTATAATAAAGAATAGAGCCATCAGGTCTATAAATATTAACAAGAAGAAGACAAGATTCTTTAAACTTATAATAAGCTTTCCACTTAGCAGCACGAATATCTCTACGAGCATTTTTAGCTTGCTGAATTAAATCATCAGCAATCTTACAATACATAGATATAGTATATTTATCTCTATGGTCTATAATAAATAATGGAGAAGTAACTTTACCACCAAATACAGCTTGAAATTTAACCATGAAACCTTTAAGCTCATATTGTGGATGAGTATAGTTAGCTATCTCTTTTACAATATAATCTTCACTATTCTGAATAATTGCATCATTAAATTGGTCTACAATAGTGGCATAAGAAGTAATCAAATCATTCTTAGTAATAACAGATTTTTCACTGTCTTTAATTATAGTTTCTCTAATAAATTTATTCCAATTAGAAACAGCTTTATTAGTATAAGATATAACTTTGACATAATCAGTATTATGAGTAATTGATTCGTCACTAAATTGTTTCACAACTTCTTGCTGAAATTGAGCAGAATTACAAACTACAAATCCTTTAGTCATAGTATTATCAAATTTACTACAATTACGAGATATGTAATTTAAGAAGTTAAAAGTTCTATTATAAACATCACCACGAAGAAGTTCAGTAAGAGTTCTTATAGGATTATCTTCATCTTGTCGTACAATCTGTGTAAGTCTGAAAGATGTAACGCCTTTAAAAGCATAACTATCCTTCTCGTTTATGGGCGGAATTTGAGCATCATCACCACATAGTATAAGTTTAATGCTATACTTCTTCATCATCTTATCAATATAAGTAACAAGACTACGATTAAGCATAGAACTTTCATCTATTATATATAGACGATAATCTTCAATCTTTATACGACCATAAGAAGCAAAAGTAACATTGTTAATATCAAACTTTTCAATATCATAATTAGGTTTAAAACCAAAATCAGATTGAATAGTATTAACACTACAATGTGTACCCATAATACTATTTTTAAGAACTCTACAAGCTTTATGACTTGGAGCACTTAATCCTATTTCAGAGAATGGTATGTTACAATCTTGAAGTAAAGCTTTAAGAAGAAAAGTTTTACCAGTACCACCAGGACCAATTAAAGCACGCTTAAAATCTTTAGGATTATAAGGTTCATTAATGAACTTAATAAGTCCATTATAAGCTTTTGTTTGGTCATCAGTAAAAGTAAACTTTTTAGCTCTATTTTTATTAGGAGTATTTATAGTAAATTCATCAGTATTACTCATTATATATCCTCCTCATCATCTATTAAATGTTTAACGTTATAATCATGACCAACTAGAGTTAAAATTCTATTGAATTTAGCATAAAGTTTACCATCAATTCTAACAATCCAACAAGAACAAATCCAGTTATGACAAAAAGGTACATAACGATTAGGGTCTGCTTTCTTGAATATTCTATCACTTTCATTAAGAAGTAAACTAATGTATTGTCTATTTCTTTGACCAACTCTAGTGAATATACGTTCACATTTAGTTAAATCATAAGAATCTTCAGTAAAAGGAAGAGTTACTCCATCTTTACCTACATCACTTATATTAGTATCTTTGGTAAGTCTATTAATATAATCAAAGTACTTAATACGAACAGTAAAATTACCTTGTTCATCTTGAATAACTTGACCAGGAACTAATTTAGTTAACTTCTTATTAGGAAGTACAGTTGGTGCTCTACGTTTAGTAGAAGCTTTAGGCTTAAATCCAAATTTAAGCTTAAAATAATCTACATTCATTTCCTCTTGTTTGTTAGTTTATGTTCTTTCTTAATCTTCTTAGCTTCTCTAGCACTTACACTAGCATCTTCAAAATTAAGATTACTAGCTTTAACGTTTTTAGCACGATAAAGAATGTAACCACAATAACGAATTAAGAAGTCAATTCTACCCCAAGTGTGAATACCAATTACAGCATCTGTTGGAAAAATGATACGATTACCATTAATCTCAGCTACTTTTGATATACACTTTAAATCCTTTCTTTCATCATGTTTTTTAGCCATTTTACAAAAAGTTTAATTAATTAATACTATATTACTTCATCAATAAGATGATTATATTTTCTTTATATCTTCTATATTACAATAAATATATGTAGTTTTATCTGTAAAACACATAATTCTTGGTGTTTTATTTCTATCTATTATTATTCTGTATATTACAGCATTAATATGAGATTTTCCACAAATATTTTTATTTACATTACAGATAACTTTATCGTCTACTTGTAGAGGAATATGATTATCATTAAAGAATTTATTAGTTAAATTCTTAATTCTATTATTATAATCAATACGAGCAGTATCTGCTTCTTTAATAAAATAAGAAATAGTTTCTTTTTTAATATTTTCCATAATTATTAAAATAAATCGTTTAATTTATCACCAATGTTTAAAATCATTTGTTTTATAATCACTAAATAAGTTATTTAACTTATATTCTCGTCTAACTTTATAATCAGTACGGTCTTCATATAAATAACCAATTAATATAACTTCGTTATTTACATCAATTCTAGCACTAATTGGTTCAAATGTCATAGGAGTACATTCTTGATTAATAAGTTTATTAGGAGTAATATTATTATCTATAAGAATTTTTCTACCTACTTCACGTAAAACTTTATCATAAGCTTCCATAAGTTTACTTTTAAACTTATCATCACTACAATTATTTGCTCTATTTTTAAAATCTTCAAAAGGAGCAATAGCTATTATATATTCTTCATATTTCATAACTTTATTATTTTATTTATTAGAAGTCCTGCTTGGTTTCGCACCATAAGCCGTATTACTACACTTAGCAGGACTTAATTACTCTAACCCCCCCGTAGAGAAGTTAGTATACAATCGTTTTCCTTTTCTAACTTATCACATACATTAAGTATGAAATTAATACCAGCATGTCTAATAGCAATTATATCTTTAATTACAGTAGTCATATCATGATTACTTAATTTCATAAGAAAATATATGGTTCTAAAACCTCTACGAGTATTAAGAGAAAAGTTATAAGGAATAACATAACCTGTACGTCTTGAAGAATGTTTGTAAAAGTCTTTTTTATCAACATAACCATTACATTGTACAACTTCTCCAAAATCAGGTGCATTACAATGTCTTATATCAAACTGATAAAGACAACTATTATATAGTATCATAGTCTACCCTTTCTTCTTCTAATAGCTTTAGCTCTACGTTCTCTACGTTGAGTTTTACTATTAGGAACACTACTACTACAAATTAAACCTGGATGTTCATCAGCTTTAACTATTATACGTTGAGTATTATAATAGTTTCTAACATCACCTACATATAAATCTTCGTCACCCATAATTTTATACTTTAAAATCTCTTTCTATTTTAACATTACTATTATGATGAAGACTAATATGACGTAAATAACGTTGAATAGCATTTTTAATACCACAATATAAAGTTACTGCGTTATACTTATCATCTTCATTATCAACTTCAACAGTTATATTATATTTATACAAACTCATAATTTAAATATACTATCTAAAATATCTCTAAAATTAGGATTATCTATTACATACTGAGCATCAGCTTCATTTTTAAACATAACATTGCCAAAGTACATGTCTGTATCAGCATTAATATTAATAACTTGATAACCACAAATTTCTGTTGTAGTTTTATCATAAGCTATCATATAGCCACATTCATCACTATTAGCATCATCATTTCTATCACCAGCAGATATATCACTACTAGAACAAATAGTAGCAAGAGAACAATCACAACATTGATTACTTTCTCTTACTTCATATAATTTGTTCATATACTCAATCTTAGTATCAATATCAAATGCTTTACCTCTTTCACTGTTACTTCTATTCGATGGCGTAATTAATTCTTATTTTAAATGGTTTATTAATACCGTCATAAGAAACAACTGTATGATATATTATATCATGGTTCTTATACTTAAATTTATTATATAGAATTTCAGCTACAGCACTTATAGTAAAATAATCAATGGCATTAGTATTAAAACTAGCTTTAATTTCATTACGTAAAAGGACCATAGCTTCAGTGTCTTTATTCCTAAGTTGAGCTTGAGTTATTGTTATCATTTTATTTAATATTTTATTTTGCGATATGAAGCCCTCAAATTAATTTGCCGATAAACTTATCAGCTAAATTAATTGAGAGCTGTGAAACCTAGGAAAATACGCAAAAATCAAATTTACTCATAAATACCGGACTGCTCAAGCATAATTGCCTGGTCAGCCTGCATATCAGAGTAAATATCATCAAGTACATCATCACTAAGAATAATAGTACTTGGAGCATCAGGAAGTTTAGTTCTATCTTTACTCATATCATGAAGCTTTTTCAAGATGAACACTTGCGCAGTCAAACTGCACTTTACTACCTAATTTACCTTTAAGACAAAGGTCTTTTACGGCACACTGAGGACATTTAACACCATTAGGCATTACATTATATATATTACCAGCAATTACAATACCAGTTATAACATTTTCTTCCATAATTGTATCTATTAAACATTAAAAAACCACTACTACTTTCACAAGCAATAGTGGTATATCCTTTGATATTAAATTTATGAATACGTTTTTTACACACTTGTAAAACACCAGCTTTATTATATGAAAAATAGAATAATAATACTAATTATAAGAGCAACAATAGTAGCAAATAATATACGTGCTTCTTTATTGCGTCCTATAATAGTTTTCTCAAGAGCATTAATTCTACCATAAAGAGCTTTATTATGCTCTTCAAGAGTAGCGATATGATTATTTTCATTATCTATTGTTGCATTAAGAGCAGCAATAGTTTTTTCTTGATTACTTTGAATCTCCTCACTCTTATCAAGAGAATCTTTAAGAATTTCAATTCTCTTTTCATTGGTAAGCTGGAGCTTCTTATAAGTATCAATAGTTTTACTTGATTTACGTTCAACATCATCTTTACGAAGAATAATGTTAACTAATTCATCAATACTCTTTTTACGGAGCTTTGTTCTACGACATTTATCAGCAGAACTTAATTCTTTTTCTTTCATAATACTCTTATGTTTTAATTATTCGTATAATATATTATCACTAAGTTCATCATAGTTAGTATCATCACCAACCATAATTTCACCAAATAAGTCATAATCATCAATATCATGACTAGCACAGAATGCATCAATATCTTGAGCATTATAATCAAATTCATTATCTTGTATCATAACTGTTATTATTAATTACAATGCAAAGATAATGAATTTAATCTATCATACCTTTTACGGGGCGGCTAGATTAACTATTATTTTAAGCAATACTAGCAGCCTTAACATTAAAAGGATGAATATTAACTATTCTACCTTTATAACCATAAGTCTTAAATCTAGATTTAGCTATCTTCTTAGCATGAGTAAGACCTTTACTAGTAGAAATCATAAGACTTCCATCAGCACGTTCTTTAATTCTGCTACTCACAAAATAGTATCTTGTACACATAAGTTCTCCTTGTTAAATTAATAAATAGTAGTAGCACTATTTCTAGCACTACTACTTATAGTTATTATTAAATGTCACCAAACAACATCTTCTCTGCTAATTTGTCTAGCATTTTAAGACCAAAAGCACTGAGACGAATATTAAAAGCATGATTATAAAAACTATCATGCTGAACTACTGTAGGAGCAGCATTATTACTAAATGGATTAGTATACTCCTGACCAGTAGTTACAGCCTCTTGAATGAGGTTAATTTTAGCACCACTAAGAACTACATTAAGAGCTTTAGGATGCTTAATCAAATGATTACCAGCAAATGCTACATCCTCATTCTCTTTAAGAGCACCAACAATAGAATAGTTACCAACAAAGATGATATTGCTTTCACCTTCAACATAACTACCATCTTCTTGAGCAACCATAGCTTTAACTGGCTTATCAAGAGTAATAGCAACTCTATCATAAGTTTCACACTCAGTAACATTAATGTTACGTACTACCAAATCCTTGACTACATTGTTAGTCTCAACTGCCATCAGCTGGCTAATAACTTTCTTTGTGTCCATAATTTAAATAATTAAAATGTTTATAATATGTTTATTAACTCGAATATCTTATTCGTCTAGTTTAGCAAAACGTTTTACTTTAGCCTTTTCTTCATCGGTTAAATACTTACTAAGATATACACCTTTAAAACGTCCTTTATTATCAAAATCTTTAAAAGTTTTACCCATAATTACATTAATAAAATTAATAAATAAACTAGTACTATCTTCACAGACCGTACTAGTAACAGAACTTTATATTTATTTGGAAATGGGAAGTCTTTTCTTGACTTCATAATAATTAATAGCTTTATCAGCATCAAAGAGGTTTTCATTATAATCCTCTATTTCTTCAAACAAAGCTTCAGAAGCATTATAATAAGCTTTATAAGTTTTAACTTCTTTACGAAGTTTAGTATTAGCTGTAACAGCATTAACTAAACTAATAGTGCTACTAACAGTAGTAACTACTAATATTAACAGCATAAAAGCTGTAGATTTATTTACTTTCTTCATCTTTATCTTTACTAGCATTATTAATAATAATTGCACCACTTATAATAAGCAGTACAATACCAATTATATTAACTACACTAATACCATCATCAGGACCATGAGTAATAAGTAAAAGACTTACAAATAACATAGGTACGACTGATAGTCTAAGTATATATTTAAATAAATCAATATTCATAACATTAATAAGTTTAAGAGTTGAACATTTGAATATTAGTTATAGTAGTATTACCTACTTGAAAATCACTATACTAATGAACAGGCAATAGTATAGAAGTAACTATAGGAATAGTTGAAGTAGGATTATAACTACTATTACTAGTTGATACACAAGCAATTATTGCTATTATTAGAGTTGTAAATAAAGTAAAATATACTATATATGAAAGTACTCTATGAGTATGATAAGAAACAGCATAATCATAAAGAATAACATCAATAGTTATAGTAACAAATAGAATAATTATTAAGCGAAATTAATAGTATGATTATGAGTATTATTAGTTTAAAGAAGATGAGAAAGTGGAATAGCACCATTATCTTTAACTTTATCACCTTCAGTTACACATTGAATACAATCGAAAACTTCATCAACACAATGTTTTAGTTCATCATCATAAGTATCATATTCTGTTTTACGTTTATCATTAGCACATTTAATAGCTTCTGAATCACCATTTACAGCACTTATATAATTACGTACAATTTTTCTAACTTTATCACTATTTAGTTTAATCATAATCATTACTTATTTTATAGTTATTACTAGTAAGTATAATAACACCTCAGCTTTCACTACGTTCTAGCTTCGACTAAGGTTATATAATAAATAAATAAATATATAATAAATATATATAATAACTACTTTATTATTATTATTATTATTATTATTATTATTATTATTATTATTATTATTATTATTATTATTATTATTATTATTATTATTATTATTATTATTAT